ATCAGGGAGGGCGCATGGTCTGCGGGTTTACACCACCCCCCGGATGCCCGATCTAGAGCGGTTGAACGCGTATTTCCTGCGCCTTTTCGCACGCGATAAAAAGCCCCGAATTGATCGAGGCCTTATGCTTTTTCATTTGGTTTAACCCTTTCGGTAATCGCCAATGCCTCCATCCTTCGCAGTTTTCTCCGAGTGATGTGGGGTGCACAGCGGCTGCCAGTTTCCCTCTGAATCCCAGAACAGCTTCATGTCGCCTCGATGATCGACGATGTGGTCTACCACGTTAGCCGCTGTCACCTTGCCCTGTGCCGCACACATCCTGCATAGCGGATGCTTAGCCAGGTAGGCGAGGCGAGCACGCTGCCACTTCCCACCGTACCCACGCTGCGCTGTGGTCAGCCCTTCACGCCAGGCATCAGGGTTCAGCATCTGCACGGGCTGCGTACTGACCTCACGCGCTCGTGTGGGCTGCATGGTGACCCTTGACTTAGCCATCAGCGTTCAACCCTGTCGGCCTAGCGTTGAGCGCCTGTGGTGCGATCTGAGGCTCGCTAAGCTCAGGAGCCCTGCCTTGCTGTGCAATCTCCTCTAGCGCCGCGCATACACGCTCCAGCAAAGCGTGGTGGCCTGTCTGCAGCTCCACGTCGACACCTGCCGGCAGAACCAGGGGTTCAACGCCCAGTGCTTCAGCCGTCGGCGTGATCACTTCCAGAAGGCTGTCGATCAGGTCCGCTGTCGCGGCGCCTTTCAACTTCAGCACCAGTAATCCTTTGCTTGAGTTCTTCGAATCGTTCATTGGCTAAGTCCAATAGTTTTTTGAGTTTCGCCCGACGTCGAGCGCATCCGGAACATGCCATGGGTTCCGCTCCATGTGGTGAGTGATCAGCGTACCCGTAAACCGCGAAATGGGGTAGGCGTCTCGACCAGGGTCGTGATCTGCATTACGCGCAATTCTTGCGGGTTTACTCCTTTCCTTCGAATCCGCAATTGTTGCATTTTCCCGGTTGCTACACTTGCTACACTACTACACCCCTACGGGGTGTTTGTAGTAGTGTAGCAGAAGCCTTAGCACCTTCCGCTACAACTACAAATATCTAAAAGTAGCATTTGTAGCATTTGTAGCAGCAATCTTTGCGGATTCGCATTTCCTGCATATTTCATTCTTCAGGCAGCGCCAGCTTGCCGGGTGCGATTTCGATCAGATGTTCGGCCTTTATGAGCGACGTGATCGACCTGGCCGCTACCCCTTTGCGTTGGTCGCGTTCACCGTCTTTGATCACCATTTCAGGCACCATAAGCGCAATCAATTCTTCGGTGCTGATCTCTCCGCTATCGGCTGCCAGGCCAATCAGATCATGAGCCTTATTGAAGGCCAGCTTCTGTACAGCACCCTTCGGACCCTTGCCGGCCTTCATACGGGCCGAGACATCGCCGTACTCGACGATACAGCTCGTGATGTCGTCGCCGTCCTCATCTTCCCCTAGCACGACTGTGTGCAGCTTGAAGCCTATCTGTATACCGTCGCGGCCGTCCTTTAGCTTAGAGGCGGACACGGCGCGGTCATCGTCGCTACGGGACACCTCGAGCTCAACGTCGCAAGCGCCCTTAAGGCCCGACCAGCCGCGCGAACCCTTACTGGCATCTTTGCCGCTGTGGTGGACGAGCAGCACCATAGCGCCCGTGTGGCGGTGGATACGACGGCACTCGGCTAGGGCTTTACCTACGTCTTCACCGCTGTTCTCGTTGGCGCCTGCCATCACCTGGGCGAACGTATCCATCACGATCAGATCGTAATGGCCGCGCGCCTTGATTTCCTTTATCAGATCGGTGATCAGGGCCGCTTCCATCAGGTTTGGCACTAGATCGCTGATGTAGTCGATCTCGAAGTCGTCCGGCGAAATGCCCTGCTGATGGCAGTAGGCGTGAATGCGGTTCACGAAGCCCGCTTCGCCTTCGGCCACCACGTACATCACACGACCCTTCTTGACCTTCTTGCCGTTCCATTCGTCCAGGCCGCGGGCGATCGCCGCGCACAGGTCGTAGGTTAGGAACGACTTACCCGAGCCTGATTCACCGAACAGCACGCCTAGGGTCGCTTTAGGGAGGAAGTTCTTCACCAGCCACGAGATCGGCTTGACCTGGCGGGCGAACTCACCCTGTGAACGGATATTGAATTTGCCGCCGACTGGCATAGGTAGGGCCTCGAACTCATCCGGCGACGCTGTATCGACGTCTACCGGGCACCCTTGGGCCTGAGCTTCACGCAGAACCGACCAGAAGGTCTTCTCGTTGCCGGTGTAGTTGCCGATGGTCGACCACTTGTACTGAATCTCGTCCGGGCCTTCATAGTCGGCGCCAAGCTGCGACCACTCGTCCCACAACCACTGGCCTTCGCCTTCGGTCTCGTGGTGAATAGCCATGCCTACTGCCATCCAGCGGTTATGGTCGCCGACGGCTACCCACTTCAGGACTTCGGCTATTTGTGCGTCGGTAAGCCCTACACGCTCCTTGTCGCTCTTGCCCACGGAGATTTGACGGATCACGCGCGGGCCGAAACGCTTCTCGCAGGTATCGAGCAGCAGTTGCGACGGCTCGGCGACGGTGTTCTCGCTGCCGGTTAGTTCTGCGATCTCGGTCACGTCACCTGTAAAGGTCACGAAACGCGATGTGGTGTACGTCTCAAAGCCGAACGCGCCATCCTCCGGGTGCGCGTCACTGCGGTCTCCCAGGTCGCCGAGCACGAAAGCACGGACGCCAGTACCCGATGGGCTGATCTCGGAATACGTCCCAACGATCAACGCTTCAACAGCGGGATCTATTGCGCCGTCAACTACACAGTGGTCGAAGTCCAAGGCGGTCACTGGTTGCCCTGGAACCATGGCAAGGCCAATGCCGGTCATGCCGCGCTCTTGCGCTGCTGCCAGGGCTTCGTCGAACGTCACCAGCAAGGGCAGTTCTTCTGTTGAACCCTGGCCGACCTTCTTACTGCGAACGCCGGGCATCCATCCGCGCTTCGTTCCTGACTTGGCGTAATAAGGAACCTTGAGGTCTTTCTTTCCCGGTTTAGGGTTGGGTTCGAACTTCCATACCAACCATTGTTTCAATTCCCGCAAGGCGGCAGGCGCCTGCAGACTCTCTAATGCCTTGGCCATCTTCGCGGCTCCCACGGCTTATACGTCGGACGAGAAGTTAGGCTCGGCAAGGGCAGCAGCGTACTTCGGGTTCATCAGTTCATTACGCGGCACGCCGTAAAGCGTCTCGATCTCCGGGATACGCGCCAGCGGCACAAAGCCACGCTTGAGCCACTGCTGGGCGCACTGGTGGGAAACGCCGAGCTGCTTAGCCAGGTGGGTGATACCGCCGGCACATGAAACGGCTTTAAGGATGCCCGTGTACTTGTCGGCGGCCATGACGGTGTTCAGGAGGTGGGCAGGAGCGCCGCCGTTGACCAGTTGATCGCGCAGTGTGGAAAGTTTCTTGTCCATCGGTAATTCTCTTTCGGGTGGGATAACGTGAGCGCACCTTAACCCGTATAGCAACAAAGCGCAACAAAGCGCCGTTTGTCGTAAGCGATGAAAAGAATGCAACAGAGTGCTAGACATGGCAACTATAAGACCGTATATTGAACCCATCGAAAGCAAACAACCAAAGGGAATACGAAAATGGTCACCGTCATCTACACGAAGCCTCACAAATTCCGTGAAAATCTTTGGCTTATCGGTTGGAGCAAAACGACTTTCGAGAAGGTACGGTGCAACCTCTTCCACGAAGGGACTTACGACGAAGCTGTAGTGAAGATCGCTTCGATCCCAGGCAAAAAGTACTTGAAGCGTCCCGCGTGACTAGTCAGCGCGCTATAGATCAACGTAAGGAGCTGGTTCGCCAGCTCTGCACACAGTCCAATCGGGTTTTCCGTCTTGAGCTGTGTGTAAAGCGCTACCTTGAACAGAAAGGAATAGGTAAGGAAGAAATCAGGGCCGCGCTCGATGCTACGAGGCTCGGCGATCTAGAACCACTCTCGACGATGCTCAGGAGTTCTGATGCCCAAGCCTAAGAAACCCAAGATGCCCAAAGTCAACACCAGCGACTGCGCCAAAGGTCAAATGCACGAGCCCGCCGCGCAGCGATACGTGAAAACCATGCCAGGAGGATTTATAGCGTGAAAGTACGAATTGAAGGATGCACACAGCAAGAACTGGACGACCACTGCGGGTACCTCACCCTCGGCACCGAATACGAGCCACATAAGCAGGACGGCAACCTAGTTTATTTTATGGATGAACACGGCGGCCAAGTAGTCGCGTCAATGGTCGAGGGGCGCTGCGGCCATCTTCCAAAAGGCGCCAAGTGGGTAGAGGTCGCGGAATGCTGTACGCCAACCGCGGATGAGCTGAAGCTCTTAGCAGAAGGCGGCTATACGCCGGAAGAGCTTTGGGGCGGCAGCCGACCAACCTGTCCGAAGTGCTTCGGCAAATGACCACGCCATGCCCAAAGTGCGGTAACCCGGACGTGATACGCATGAGCAGCCTACGCATTATCCACTGCCCGGATTGCCATACCGAATCACCCTGGCCGTTGAAGGACGGCCAGAAGCCTTTGATTGGAAGTAATAGAGGAGATCGGAAGAAATGACTTTTGAAGAGCGAATTGAGTACGGCACGTCTCGGTACCTCGAGCTTACTACAGGGTACCTCGACGCTACACCGGATTGCCCGGGCGGCTGCGAGACGGTAGCCAAGATCACCCTTCCTAATAATCGTCGGTTGATAAATACAGACCTTCTTCAGTATCTGATCGACGAACTGGCCGAGCGCGACCAGCTACTACTGGATATCGAAGCGACGATGGAAGGGCAACCGGACGCCGTATCGCTCGGCTACGACATCGAATGCAGAATGGCTGCTATCAAGGATAGCAAAGGCCAGAAACCCTAACCGTTCGTCGGACCTACAAGCAATCGCAAGTTTCGTGTTGTATAGTCGCGTTACACAGTAAATGAATAGGAGAAGGGCAACATGAAAGTCGCAATCCAAGTCTACCTCTATGGTTTCTTCGCATCGGGCGCCCTGTGTCTGTTAGTAGCGAAGGGCACCAGCATGACCAATTACTTCGTGTCGTGCTTCTTGAGCTGGGGCGGTTTCGCAGCGCGCACCGTTGAAGTCCTGTCTCGATGAATCGCTTCAAACCCAATCAGACCGTTCGCATTAACGACACGCAGAGCGAGTACCACAAGTGCCTGGCGCGTGTCGTGAAGGTCGGTCAGAAGAGCTACGACGTGTCCGTAGGGCTTACCACCATGCGCGTCGTCCCCGAACAACTGCTAGGAGTACGCAAGCCGTGAGAGATTATTTCGTTCCATCCGTAGGCGAAATGGTTGACGTGATCAACGAACCGGGGCGTTTTGAGCCGGAAGACGAACGGCTTACTACCACCTTCGAAGTCCTCGCCGTATTTGTTAACTGTGAAGATCAGACGATCGTAGCCATGCAGGATGCCCACGGTAAATGCCAATGCATCCTGTCGCGTTTACTGCGCCCTGCTAAGACGCAGGAGCAGAACCAAGCTACCGCCGAGTGGCTGTCGAAAGTGTCGTATGAATATTCAGAGGAAGCGGCGGAAGAATGCGAACAGATTCTAAAGATAGCGGGCTACCGGAGCACTTTCAAATGATCACCCGCGCACAGGCTGAAGCGTTACTGACCCTGGCCGAGTCGCTGGAAGCGTGCGAGCGCACAGGTCTCCAATTCCTAGGAGGCTATGACGGGGAGGAGCTTATCAGCTACGGCCCCGGTTCTTCCTGTCAATTCGAGATTGAAGAAGGCCTGAAGCCAATGGCTATCCGCTTAGCTGTCAACGCGCTGATCCCAAAGCAGGAGACCTAGCATGGACGACGCCGACTTCATGTTCCTGACCATCGTTGCCTTGATGCTTATCGCGTTCTATTTCTCCTAGGAGGTGCGCCATGCTTCAGCCGCCAGTATCAGACCTAGCGCCGTGGCGCCCCGGGCACTGGATCACGCAGACCGGGTATGCGTTGAACGAAAAGGACTTGATTGCGGGAACGAAACGTGTACCAGAGCGACGCATGGACATGCAAGCCAGCGTGTTCGAAGTCGATTTGATAATTGAAAGGGTGATGGGCGAATGAATATTGATTGGAGCAAGGCACCGGAAGGCGCGACGCATTACTACACCCGCGGTAGTACCCCTTGGCGTGATCTATCAGGGGAGAACTGGAAGTGGTGGGCGGATGGTAAATGGAATGCGGACAACGCGGTGCACTCTTCGGTGGATCGCAGTAGCCAAGGGTTTTTAGAGCGGCGCTGCGCTGAGCTTATCCCTCGGCCTGCGGATCCGATCTTGCAAACCCGCCAAGAAATAATCGACCTGGCCGCCAAGCGTTGCGGAATATCCGGCGACTCTATTCGGCAGCTCGCCACCGTGCTAGCGGCGGAAGGCTACCGCAAATTCGAAATCGTCGAGGAAGACGTATGACAAAGTTCGAAAAGTATTGGGTGTTCGGCATGATCTGGATGTCGACGGTAAAGCACTACGACAGTCCGACGCTGTGGAACTCGATAACCAACGTTTCTAGCTTCCTGATCGGTACAGTTTGTTTCGTTCTGATGATCTGGCACTTTTTCGTACGGAGTGAAAAATGACCAATCTCGTGTTGACCCGTAAAGCCGGCCAGTCCGTTCGCCTTCTGATTGGCGACAAAACGGAATACGTCGAGATCCTCGATGTGACCGGCGGCTTCTGCAAATTCCGTTTGCTGTCCACCCTCCAGGTAGAACGAGTCCGGTTCCGCGACTCCATGCAAATTGCAGAGGGGGTAAGTGTTTGCGTCGTTGACCTCGCCAAAGGCCATGCAAAGCTGAATTTCACCGCGCCGCGTGACGTGCTCATCCTGCGTACTGAACTGATAAAAGAAACGGAATAGCTACAAGTATTAGCAACTAAACCACTTGACATACCTTGTGCCGCTCTCTACCATCGGCGGCACACCTTAACTGAAAAGGAACTTGCAACATGTCGATCGAAGCCCTGATCCAAGCCCATACCGAAGCGCTGCTCGCGAATACCGAAGCCGTCAAGCTGTTGACCCTCTCACTCGCCGGCCGTACGCCTACCGCTGAATCCAAGGGCAAAGGCAAGACCGCTGTAGAGTCCGCAAAGCCTGCTGACAAGAAGGACATCGAAGAAAAGATGGTGGAAGAGGCCAAAGGCGGAATCGATACTGATTTTGACGAAGCAAGCGACCCGAAATCAGAAGTGCATGATGCAGTGCCGTACGAAACCGTCCGCGCACTGGTGCTCAAACTGGCCCCAACGCAGCGTGACGCGATCAAGGCGCTGAACGCCAAGCACGGTATTGCGAACCTAAAAGTGTTACTGGATAAAGAAGACGACTTCAGCACCGTGAACGACCAAGCGAAGCTGGGAGCCGTGTACGCCGATCTGCAAGCGCTTGAGGGCTAAGCCATGACTGCGCTCGAAGAGATCGTGCAGCACGTCGAGGAAGGCGCCAGCCAAGAGCAGATTCAGACCGGCAACTATGCAGAGCGCTACATCAACGCGCTTACTAACTACGAATTGCTCAAACTGCTGAGCGATGTTTCTGAAGCGAAGGAGCCTACCTAATGGCACACGCGTTCCTTTCACCGAGTGGCGCCGCAGCATGGACCCGTTGCCATGCGAAAGTTTGGCGCGAGAAGGACATGCCGGACCGCTCTAGCAGCGACGCCGACGAGGGTACTGCAGCACACTACTTGCTAGAGCAATGTCTAGATCAGAACGTGGACGCGGCGCACTTCACCGGCCTGCGTATCAAGGTCGAGAACGGCGAGACGGAGTTCCATACCTCCGGCGCTTTCGCGGTCGGTCCTGACATGACTCGCGAAGTCCAGAAGGTCTTAGACCTGGCGCGTCAAGATGCAGAAGGCGCTACGATCTATCCTGAACAGACGATGAGCATTGAGCAGTTCACCGGTGAAGCGGGCGCCACTGGCACTAGCGACATGGTGATCGTCCAGGGTTCGAAGATTACGTCCAGGGATCTCAAGTTCGGGAAAGGCGTTCAGGTATTCGCCGAGGGCAACGAGCAGCTCTTGATGTACGGCGGCGCGGCGCTTGACGAATTCGACCTGGCCGGCGACTGCGACACCCTGGTGCTCTGCGTAGACCAGCCGCGTATGAACCACTTCGACCAGTGGGTTTTGCCGGTCAGCGAAGCGCGGGAACGGCTGATCGAGATCCGTCGGATCGCCGACAAGATCATGGCCGGTCCTGAAGGTTTGACCGCAACACCGGGTGACAAGCAGTGCCGTTTCTGCAAAGCGTCGGCGACCTGTCCTGAGCGAACTGCTTTCACCATGGAAACGATCGTTGGCGAGTTCGTCGACCTCGATAAAGGCTTCATCAAAGTCGAGATGCCGCAGGCTGAAAAGCTACTGGCCCAAGCGTTCGACGTGAAGCCGGCTGCGGTTGAATATTACGAACAGCATGACGGAGGTTCACACTTCACCGTCAAGAAGCCGAACATCCGTCCAAGTCTCGAAGCGGCTGAGGCCAAGTTGCCGGACGCATCGGATGAGCGCTTGGCGACGCTGATGGACGCGGCCGACATGATCGAAGGTTTTGCCAAAGCGGTACGCGCTGAGGTTGAGCGACGACTCCTGGCCGGTAAGTTCACCGACGCCCGCTACAAACTGGTCGAAGGTCGTCAGGGCGCGCGTAGCTGGACTAGCGAGGAGGAAGCCGAAGCCGCGCTGAAGGCGATGCGCCTGAAGGTCGACCAAATGTACGACTTCAAGCTGATCAGCCCCACAACGGCTGAGAAGGTCTTGAAGGAAGCCAACCCGCGTAAGTGGAACAAGCTGCAACCTTTGATTGGCCGTAGCGACGGCAAGCCATCCGTAGCACCGGCCAGCGACAAGCGTCCCGCTTTGAGCATGGCGATTGCCGAGCAATTCGAAGAACTGCCGGCGGAAGAACCTGTGATTGATAACTTCGAGGATTTGGTATGAAGTCTTGTACTCTCGGAAAGCGTCACAAATGGGTTTTTGCTTTGAACCGTGTTGTTCAGAGCGGCGGCCCTAGCACCATCCGTATTTCGAAGCGCGGCGTATACCGTTGCGAATGCGGCGCACAGAAGTTCGGCGAACCCGCCGTTTAACCAACAGAAATAGAACCCTCAAAATAGACTGGAGATTCACCACATGAAACACACTTTCGCAAACGCCCGTATCGCATTCCCGGACATCTTCGAAGCCAACAAAGACGGCAAGTTCGCCGCTGCGTTCATCTTTCCGACTGATCACCCGGGCATCAAGGCGCTGCGCGCCGTGATCGAAGAAGTCGGCAAAGCCAAGTGGGGCGCCAAGTGGGCGCAGATCGGCAAAGAGCTGAAAGCCGGCGACAACCTGCTGATCCACGATGGTGACAGTAAAGCGTCTTACGTCGGCTACGAAGGCAACCTGTTCTTCAACGCCAACAACACCGTTCGCCCGACCGTGGTTGACCGCGACCGTAGCCCACTGGTCGCCGCCGATGGCAAGCCGTACTCCGGCTGCTACGTCAACGTGATCATCGATGTATGGGCGCAGGACAACCAGTACGGAAAGAAGGTCAACGCCCAGCTCCAAGGCATCCAGTTCGTCAAAGACGGCGAAGCGTTCTCAGGTGGCGGCACCTCGGCAGACGCTAGCGACTTCGAAGAGATCGAAGACGGCGCTGACGCGGACGACCTAGCCTAAATCAACCGCCCGGTGAAAGCCAGGCAAACCACCGAAGAGGAAGTACCGATGGACAATCAGCACAAGAAGATCAGTGGCTATCGTGATCTGACCCAACTCGAAATCGACGCGATGAACCGTATCAAAGCACTGGAAGCAGAAGCTGGTGAGCTGTTCAAGCAAGTCAAGGTGCTCGACGACGTAGACCAGCGCTCGCTAGCCTTGGCGCGTACTGAGCTGCAAACGGCTTTCATGTGGTTTGTGCGAGCCGTAGCCCGACCGGCTGATCCTTTTCAGTAAGGCCGGAGCAACACCAGAAGGCCCGGCTCTCGTCGGGCTTTTTGTTGACCGCTCGTCGGGATACGCAAGACAATACAAGTAATCCGTTGTACATTTGGTTTAACGAAAACAAGCGCAGGGAGTAACGGGAAATGTTCAAACCACGTCGAGTAATGATGGACGTTTGCGGCTTCACTCAAGTGAAGCGCCAAGCCGGTGAAGGTCGCAAAGAAGTTTTCCAACGCGACGGCAACACCGTCGAGCGTTACATCTCGGATAACGGTTCCGCTGTTGAAAAAGTAAGTCAGCCTTCCGGGCGCCACTGGCACGTATTCGTACCACGGGAGTTAGTAGAATGAACATCGCATTCAGCATCCATTGCTACAAGAAGCTCCGGGCCAAGGGCTACAAACCCGCCGCCGCGCTCTACGCAGCAAAGTTCTACAAATCGCGTTATCCGTTCATCAAGTAGGGAGAAAGGAAATGTCGTACTTCATCGGTCAACGAGTTTTAGTAGGCGGCGAGATCGCTGTGATTATCGCCAAGCGCAAGGAGGGCACCTGTCTTGAGGAGTACGACGTTAAGTTCGTCTCCGGTCTTGTTCAGTTCCGTCGCCCTGACGGCGTGAAACCTCTTCCTAACGGCCAGTTGTAGGAGAACCGCCATGAAAACCCTTATCGCCGCTGCACTGCTCGTCGCCCTTACCGGCTGCTCTACCATCATGAACGACCGCATCACCGACGTTAGCGTGCTGTCTGAGCCGTCTGGCCAGCGCTACAGCATCACGGACGAAGACGGTAAGCGTGTGCACACCGGCACTACGCCAGACCAGATCAAGCTGGACGCAGCGGCCGGGTTCTTCGATGGGCAGACCTACCAGGTCAAGTACGAGGACGGCAAGACAACCGAACTCGACTCGCACACCACGCCTTGGTACTGGGTCGGGTTCTGCATCACCGTCGTATCCGGCTTCATCGTCGATCCGCTGACCGGCGATATGTTCTCGCTCCCTGGCGAAGTGAGTAACGTGCAATGAAATTTTTACTAGCAAGTTTTCTCGCAGTTTTACTATCGGGTTGTGATGCCGGCCCTAGCGGCCCACCGGGTAAAATAAAAATCAGTGTCCGGTATCAAGCTTTTGAAGTTCCGGAATACGGCCTAGTTTGCGTGTCGGGCGGTTCCGCACAGTTAAGCTGTGTAAAGCGCTAAGGAGATCAAAAAATGTTAACCCCGATCGTTCTTAACGGTTACGTCCAGTGGGTTCACCCGTGGCGCGCTGCGCAAGGTCAGTCCGTCTATCTGTACGGCGAGGACTACAATTCCCCGTACTGCCCAATTCAATTCGAGGTGCGCAATGACAGCGTTTGAACAAGGTTACGCGGCTTTCCTGAGTGGCATGGATCGCAAGGAAAACCCATTCGACGCAGAGAAATGTTCGTTCTCCTGCAAGCGTTGGACGGAGGGATGGAACAAGGCGTATCGCGCACGGATGGAGAAGCAGACATGAAAAACGCATTTGAATACGAAGCAGAGCTGGCTGCGTTGCGGGAAGAGCGCGATCAGTGGCGTTCCATGGTCGGCCACATCTGCGCAACGATTCCTCTTTCTGATGTTTTGGAAAGCGCCGATACAGGCCAGAAGACTGTCGATTACTTCAAGTCACTCCAGCAGCGCCTTGCGGACGCCGAGCGGCGGAATGCGGTTATGCACGACTTGCTCATGCGCTCGAAAGAATGGATGGCTGCGGCTGACTGCCATGTTCTTCAGGTTGCCATAGATGAGTTCAGCGGAGTGATCGGCGACAACGCTGAGCGACTACAAGTGACCTTCCCGGCTCTGATGGACGACATCCGCGCCGCACTACGACCCACCGAATCGGGAGCAAGCGAATGAGCGTAGCAGACAAAATAGCGCTATTCACCGTAATAGCGGCGTTCACGCCAATGGCTTGCTATTTCATGGCTCGTATAGCGGTTTCAATTATCCTTTCCATCTACGGAGTAAAAGACGAATGAGCGGGAAAATTGATATTTCGCGGGAGCTGGCCGGGCTTCTGTTGCGCGCCTTGAATGGCGGCGACAACCAATTGACCGGCATGGAGCATGGGGTTGCGTTCCGTGAACTTCGCGCCCTGCTCGCCGATCCAGTCGTCGAGCGCCAAGAACCGAAGGGCGCCATTTTGCGATTCAGGGAGTATGTCGGGAAGGGGCAAGGTGGGCGTGACCTTTGGCACGACTGGACAGAATGGTCAACCGGGACAGTTGAGTACGCCAAGAGCAAGCTTGATCAGGTAAAGGACCTTACCCATATTCAATTCGAAGTCGAATGGCTCTACACCTCTCCGCCAGCGCCGGTAGCTGATGACATGGTCCGCCTGCTCACTCGCGCTAGGATCTACGCACGCGGCGAATTCCGCGATGAGATCGACGCCTGCCTCAGGGAGCTGAATCAATGATCGGATACTTCGTGATCGGCGTTGTACTTTTCTCGGTCTGCGTATCGCTACTGGCGGGCGCTGCGATCAAGTGGGCGGATTCGGAGGATTGGGTGTGACAGGGGTACGGTTAGTAGAAGCGCGATGGGGTGTCGAGTTCTGGCAACTGGTAGCCGATTTTGCTGACCAGGGTCTTAACCGGTTCGATACGGCCAGGGCGTTGGGATACTCACCTCAAGGCTTTTGCCACCTCCTTTCCCGTCACCCTAGCAAAGATCCTTTCGAGCCGTCATCACGGGCACTTGCGTACCTGAAAGATACTGGGGAGAACCTGCGCGAAGCCTTAGAGCGAATGGCGAAGGAGCGGCGAAGCTGGGCGTACGCTGCCAGGACTATCGGATACTCAGCGGGCCACGAACTCAAGAGGGCTGCCGAGCACCGCGGTATTTTCGTCGAAATGAACTCCAAGCACCCGGGGCGCCCACGCATTCATCCGATCCCTCAAAAGCGTGGCGACCTGACGTTGAACTGGCCGAGCTGGGAACGTGTTTACGAGATCGGCGGTGGCGCCTTACCAGAATTCAGGAGAAAGAAGAAAGCCAATGGATCTATCTAAATGCGTTTTCCTCGACACGGAAACCTTCTGCGAAACGCCGATCAACAACGGGACGCACCGTTATGCAGAAGGCGCCGAGATCATCATGTGGCAGTGGGCGGTCGGCGATGGGGAAGTGATTATTCGCGATGGGGATGAAGATATTAGCGACTTGCTCGCTTTGCTTGAGGATGAAAGTTATGAAGTGGTTATACACAACTCGGCTTTTGACCGAACCGTCATGTCACACTCTGGTATTGATCTGCGCGTCGAAAGGGTTTTCGACACGATGGTTTGTGCCATGGCGCATTCTCTCCCTGGCTCGCTTGGTACACTCTGCTCGATTCTCGGCGTTGCTACTGACAAAGCCAAAGACAAAGAAGGCAGAACGTGGATCTCTCTCTTCTGCAAGCCCCAACCAAAAGGTCGAAAGATCCGCCGCGCCACCAAAGCAACCCACCCCGTCGAATGGCAACGATTCCGAGACTATGGAGGTTTGGACATTGAGGCTATGAGGGAGATCTATAAGAAGCTGCCGCGCTGGAACTACCGTGGAGCCGAACGCGAACTGTGGATGCTTGACCAGAAGATCAACGAACGCGGCGTGCTGATGGATCTCGACTTGGCGCATGCCGCGATCCGCGCTTCGGATCGAGCGCAGAAGATCCACGCCGCCGATGCAGTGCGTTTAACCGATGGCGCCGTGACCAGTGCCAACCAGCGCGACAAGATGCTCGAGCACATCCTTGAGGCTTACGGTGTGGGCCTGCCTGACCTTCAGATCAGTACCTTGGAGCGGCGCATCGACGATCCCGATTTGCCGGTGGAGTTGCGCGAACTCCTGGCCGTGCGGTTGCAAAGTTCGAAGACCTCAGTATCGAAGTACAAACGCGTTCTGAACGGTGTCAGCGCCGACGGCAGGCTGCGGGGGCTTCTTGCGTTCTGCGGCGCGTTGCGCACGGGCCGGTGGGCGGGTAGACTACTACAACCTCAGAACCTCAGCCGCAGTACGCTTTCGCCGGAGGGGGTAGATAGGGCTATCGAAGAACTATTGGCGGATGCCGAGGATTTACTATGACAGAACGCTGGAAACTGATACCCGGGTACAACGATCGCTACGAGGTAAGTGACACAGGGCGAGTACGCGCCGTGGCTGCCATGAAGCGCTTCGTCCACTGGATCTCCGGGAAGGAGGGCATGCGCCTCACGCCGGAGAAAATTCTCGCTACACAAATTCAGAATAGCGGGTATGAACTTGTGCATCTTTGTACGGGGGACAAGAGAAAAGCTTGTACCGTCCACCGCCTGGTGGCGCAAGCTTTTTGCGATGGTTTTTCCGAGACGGCTGAGGTGAACCATAAAGACGGCGTTAAGCTCAATAACCGGGCTTCGAACCTAGAATGGGTTACCCGCAGCGGGAATCATTACCACGCCGTGGCGCATCGTCTGAACAAGCAAGCCCTACCCATGGTAGACCCCCGAACCGGAGTCAAGTACGACTCAATCGCACAAGCGGCAAAATTAGCTCGGCACAGTCATAGGTACATCAGGGCGAATTTCCTATATCTCGACGACCTCACGGCGGATCTCGTATGAGCGCGACAGTGATGGAAAAATGCTCTAGCGCCGTGCGCGGAGTGTTCATCGCACCGAAGGGCAAAAAGTTCGTTATCGCCGACCTCAGTAATATTGAAGGTCGAGTGCTCGCATGGCTAGCCGGCGAGGAATGGAAGCTCCAGGCGTTCCGAGACTTCGACGCGGGTAATGGCTTCGACCTCTACAAATTGGCCTACGCCAAAGCGTTCGGCATCGACCCGGCTGACGTCGACAAGGACATGCGGCAGATCGGCAAGACGATGGAACTGGCGCTCGGATATGCCGGAGGGGTGGGAGCGTTCATCACTTTCTCGCTCGCGTTCAACATTGACCTGGAAGCGATGGCCGAACGCGCGATTGACGCGATCCCGAAAAATACCCTAGACGAAGCGTCTAGCTTCCTGGAATGGCAACTCGGCCAGGGCAAAAGCCAGTTCGGGCTGTCGGACAAAGCTTTTATCGTGTGCGACAGCTTTAAGCGCCTCTGGCGTGAAGCGCACCCGAACACCTCGACGTACTGGAAGGATATCGAAAATAGCTGCAGAACGGCGATCAACAATCCCGGGCAGACCTTCTCCTGCCGCCGTCACAAGATCCGGCGCGATGGCGCGTGGCTTCGTGTAATGCTCCCAAGCGGCCGATATCTCTGCTATCCGTCGCCGCGGGTAGAGGACGACGGGCAAATAACCTTCATGGGTATCAATCAATATTCCCGAAAATGGGAGAGGTTACGCACATATTCTGGGAAACTTTGTGAAAATATGTGCCAAGCAGCGGCACGCGACGTCCTCGCCCACTCTATGAAACCTATAGAATCCGCCGGTTACGAAATCGTGCTGACCGTCCACGATGAGATCATCAGCGAAGCGCCGGACGATCCATCTTATAACCACGAACACCTGGCCGAACTGATGTCCGCTGGTTGCGACTGGACAGAAGGCTTACCGCTCGCCGCAGCCGGCTTCGAAGCCTATCGCTACCGGAAAGGTTGACTACAAGTCGAATCTTGCATAAGCTTGCGTACATCTAGAGGAGGGTTTTTGATGGGTGAAGAAACAGATTACCAAAAACTGTATACGTGCATCGGCAAAGGTGGGCGGTACGAGATCTTAGGTCTGGCTACCGGCGCGGGCTTATCGCGAGGTGAAGACCGGTTGATATACCGTGATGTTTCTACAGGTAGGCTTTTCCTGCGTACTGAGAAAGATTTCACGGAACGTATGGAGAGGATCAAGTCATGCTAGAACGCGATATCGAAGCGTACCTCGTCAAGCGCTGCAAAGAGATTGGCGCGCTGTGCTGCAAGTTCACCAGTCCCCAGCGTCGTTCGGTGCCCGATCGGCTGATCACGTTCGGCGGGCGCGTGTTGTTCGTTGAGCTGAAAGCGACCGGCAAAAAGCCTACCGAAGCTCAGGTGCGCGACCACGAGCGTCGGCGTGCTGCGGGTGCTCTCGTGTACTGGTTAGACAGTACGCAGCAGGTAGATCAGGTGATATCTGATCTTTTGTCAGGGCGCGGTGTTTTGCGCGGCGAGAACTATGAGGTGGGTTGCTAATGGACGCGACAGAAGGCTTTTACGGACAGTGCTCCGTATCCGAGGACACGTTAGCCGGTTCGGTAGATATAGACGGCGACCTGTATCTCATGGTTTACCAAAACGGTGAAGGCGTCGGTTCGGTTGTTTTTACGCCGGATCAGGCCCGAGCATTACGCGATTGGCTGTCGAAGGAATTTCCGGATGGCAATTGACTTCGTGCCTCGCCGCTATCAGGAACTGATCGGCGGCTTCATCGTTGGCAATAAGCGTTGTGCTGTCTGGTCTAGTCCGGGTACGGGGAAAACTGGCGCCACTTTATCGGCGCTCGAAGATCTTACCTTCGTAGAGGACGTGTATCCGGCGCTGATCGTGGCCCCACTCCGGGTTGCCCGTACCACCTGGCCGAACGAGGTGCGCAAGTGGAACCACCTTAAACACCTGCGCGTCGTTGTCGTCACCGGCTCGCTGAAGGAACGTCGCGCCGCGTTACGCATTCCGGCGGACATCTACACGACCAACTTCGAACAACTCCCTTGGTTGGTCGAGGAGTTGGGCGACCGCTGGCCTTTCAAGACCGTCGTAGCGGATGAAGCGACCAAGTTGAAAGGGTTCCGCTTACGGCAGGGCACGCAGCGCGCCAAGGCACTTGCCCGGGTCGCGCACACCAGGATCAAACGCATCATCCTGTTGACTGGTACGCCCAGTCCTAACGGCTTACAAGATCTGTGGGGGCAGATGTGGTTCGTGGACAAGGGTGATCGCCTCGGCCGAACGTTCGACGCATTCAAACAACGTTGGTTCCGCGCTTCGCATACCGGGTTCGGCGTAGAGGCCACCGACCGGGCGCAAGGCGAGATCCAGGCGGCGCTTAAAGACGTGTGCATCACCATCGACGCGGCGGACTGGTTCGCACTGGAAGAGCCGATCATCAACCGCATCATGGTCGAGCTGCCGGCGTCGGCCAAGGTCATGTACAAGCAGATGGAGAAGCAGTTCTTCATGGAGCTGGAAGGCGGGCAGCAGATCGAAGCACTGAACGCTGCTGCTAAGTCTATGAAATTATTACAAATTGCAAACGGCGCAGCCTATTTGGAAGGCGGGCAAGATTGGGAAAAGATCCACGATGAGAAACTGGACGCGCTGGAAGAAATCATCGAGGAAGCCGCCGGTATGCCGGTTTTGTGCGCATATCACTTCAAGAGCGACCTGGCGCGCCTCAAGAAGCGTTTCCCAGATGGCATCGACCTGTCGGCCAAAGGTGGACTGGAACGCGCTCAGGCGGGCGAAGGTCGCGTTTGGTTCGGCCACCCCGCTTCGATGGGCCACGGCGTGGACGGACTGCAGTACCACACGAACATCATGGCGTTCTTCGGGTATAGCTGGTCGCTGGAAAACTACCTGCAGTTTATCGAACGCATCGGGCCTACCCGCCAGTTGCAGGCAGGGTTCAAGCGCCCAGTGTTCATGCACATGATCATGGCGGCGGATACCGTGGACGAACTGGTACTGGAGCGGCTGCACAGCAAGCGAGAGGTGCAGGACATCTTGATGGAAGCGATGAAAGAACGTGGGTTCAAAACAATCACAGAGGATGCAGCGTAATGCGAAATATTCAAACACGGGAAGGCTACGACCTTTGGGACAAAGTTCACGAATTGCCGCGCTTCAACTTCTGGCGAGGGGGTGAAGACGAAAAGGGTAGCGTAATTCGCGTTCCAGAGAAGCACGGTAACTGGGTCAATTTCAACGACCTAACCACCTTGGCGGATGAGTACCAAGACGAGATAAACAGCCTGCGCGAACGCCTAGCGCGCCTTGAACTAAAGGCGGTGTGAAGTGAAGATCGACAAAACAAAAGCCTGCAAGTGGCACGGCGGAACGCTTGACCGAACTGCGGATTGTCCAGGGTGCAATGCGTCCAAACGCAGGAAAGCAGGCGTAGTGCCGTCCGAACCTGGGCCTCGAACTGAGCAGCCCAAAGCCCTAGACACGCAAGTCGGCGGCGGCCACTACAAAGACATGGCAATCCAGCCGATGGAATACTCGATGAAGAACGGCTTGGACGCCTGCCAGCACACGGCGATCAAGTACATCAGCCGGTTCCGTGACAAGGGCGGCATCGAGGACTTGCGCAAAGCCAAGCACGTCATCGACATGTTGATACAGTTCGAAGAGGAGAAAGGACAATGAGCAAATTCTTCGGCGCTCGCATGGTGCGGGCCGCGAAAAGGAGTGAAGCGGAATAGTTGACTACAAGAGGAAGGTTGTATATCCTTGCGTTACTTAAACCAGTTCAGGAGAAGGAAGATGACTTTTTATTGCGCAGACCACGTTCGAATTGCTGACGATCTCGGCCCTTACAAAACACATTTCACTAAGGGCTGTGAAGCGATTGTTCAGTATTCCTACTTCGACAAGTATGGCTTCGGCAGCAAGACCAGCTATTCGGTTCTACTGAAGGGTCTTGGTTCCTGCTCTTGGTATGAAGAGTCGGAACTGACTTTAATCGCCAAGTCGCAGCACGATTTAATGACGGAATGGGAATCGAAACTGGCGCCGTCTAAACCCGATCCGGTATACGCCATTCCTTGGATCGAAGATCCAGCTATTAAGGCTTTGCGCATCGACTTATACGAGTGCACAGAACGGCCAGCTTTGATCCTCAAGCCTTTCGAGCCTAAGAACGCGATCGAATACGCGTGGATTCCTCAGACCATCGGCGATCAGATTTGGGTCGTTTACCGCTTCGCCAACGCGGCTGATGCAGAAGCGTGGACGGCATCGCTCCCTACACAACTGGCCGGATGGCTTGACGACAAAGTGAAAGGGGCCGCGCAGAAGTACGGCTTCAAGACTTACCAGCCTTGAGGGCCGTGTGATGAAAATCCTAGCCATGCTCTACATGTTCACCCCATTCGGCCCGGTGCCAGTGGCCGCGTACTTCACGCAGGACGCCCAGGTTATCTGCCAGGCGACAGCCGCTGCGCAAAATGCAACTGAGGAAGAGGAGTATTACTGTGAGTGAAGTAAAATTACCGATTACCTGTGAAGTCGCCGGCAGAATTTGGCATCTATTTACTTTCGAATACCGAACATTGGAAGGAGTATTTGCGGGCTACCTACACGCAATTTCTGAAGAACACGCTTCCTCAATGTTGGAGGAGATGTGTTCTTCGGCAGTTCTGAAAGGGCGCATGGTGGAGGTACTATGAGCCTTTTCCAATGCGAGGAATGCGGTTGCAGGGAGAATACGGCAACTAGCGGCTATTGGTTTCGCGAAGAAGATGGGAATCCATGTCAGGGCCGAAAATTGTGCTCAGCCTGCGACCCGAGTATCGCGGAATGGCACGGGAATTTCGAACGTATATTCCTTCCGAAAGGGAAATTCGTAACCGGCGTAATGGGCACCCTCGTGCATATTGATAACGGGGATACCGAGTACAAAAAGTATCGACTACCTCGCTGAACGCTTCCTCAATTCCGACCGGCAGAACTGGTATTCCCCGAACTGCCGGTCGTAGGCTCTTCGTAAGGCGAAATAATCTTGTCCAGAAGCGGCATCAAGTATTGCGGTTCCGCTGATAGCTCTGCCGGGAACGGCTCCAGCGGCGGGCACTGCTGGACAACTGGCTCTGACACGCAACCGCTTAGTGCCATCAGCAACAGCCCGCTCAATAGCGCTCGTCTCATTTTCTTTACCCGCCTTGTACTCGATGAACGTCGCCCGTATGGCTTCCGTCTGTGCGCGTGACGCGATTAGTTGTTGGTTCACTGCGTCCACGTTCGCGCTGATCGCGGCAGCGGTTACCAAGTCGGCGGCCTGCACGTCGTTATCCCATCGCAAACCCTGGACGTACCACGAGCCGGCAGCGCCGATCAGGAACGCAGCGACGTAGCCGTATCCCTGCATCAATTGAGCACCGTCAGCGCGTACTTGTACCGCGCCTTCCTATCTTCGAGCCCATTGGTTCCGCCATTGATCGCCCGGGTGATGTCGGTAAACCGGTCGGCATCTGCCAGTGCGTTCAGGTTGCGCGTCGTCCAGTACCAGACGGCGGACTTCGAGGCCCACTCCGGTTGCTCCAAAAGCTCAGGCGTCTTCAACAGACGATCGTCACCAAACAGAGCTTGACTGGCGCGACCGTAGTTCGCCCGGCCGGTTACCTGAATAAGCCCGCGGCCGCAGAACTTAGCGCCGTCACCTAGTTGCGTGTTGCCGAGATCTTTACGCCCGTCGTACTTGGCGAAGTAGCTCGGCCCGCCCAGCTCTTTCGAATAGACCAAGGATCCGCTCTCGTGGCCGATCTGAGCGAGGAAGGCGGCAATGCGCAGTCTGGTATTGATCTTGCCGCCTTCCATCGCCAGGGTAAGCGCTGCGGCCCACTTCTGAGCGCGGGCTAGAGGGATGTTCATAACCAACATCAGTTCGGCAGCGTCCATTATAGGAATAACCTCGGATTAATCGGCGGGATCATCTTCGCCACGTTCCCCTTCGCCCTAACCAACAAACCTAACACGCAGCCGAAGGCTATGATCAGCAAGCCATGAACCATGGCCGGACCGGGCTTTACTATGTGGAAGAGGATGAGTGTGAAGAGTCCGACGTTAGCTGCGGCGAGCCCTACGGCCAGCATAGAGACGCCCCAGCGTTGTCGGGAGTGGGAACCGTTGTATACGAAAAGAATCAGGAAGGTTGCGAAATGGATGACGCACTCTACCCAAAGCAGAATCACGTTAAGCTCCATCGTTGCCACCCCGGCTTTTGAAAAATGGAATGAGACCGATGATTGTCTTAATCCACTCTGGCACTGGGCCATCTTTCTCTACCATATAGCCTAGAGCGGTAAATACGACCGCGATAAGCGCACCAATGGCCCCTGATACGAACAACGCTTTTTCATCGTATGGCGGCCCTCCACCATAGAAATAGACACCGCCGCCGTAAGCCATACCCCATGAGAACACGGTAAGCATGAATCGTTCCCTAAAGGATGTGGCCCGGGGCGCGGCCAGGTAGAAGCAACAACCTATCGCGGCGCCGGCGGCGGCGTAACCATTCATCCCGGCTAGCAAAGCACAAACCCAAAGGTATGCGTAAGTCTCGCACTGATCCCGCATGGCCTAACCCCTATGTGTTTCGGCCATGATACCACGCACAATTAACTCGGCGGGAACGCGTCGTCGCTGAGGTACATCCTTGGATCGTAGTTAACCGCTTTCACGCTGCAGGTTCGCGTTCCGCTTGGTGACACATCCGTAATCAATGCGGGGAAGGCCCACGTCGATTCGTGCCCGAACTGGATGATCGGCGGTGTGTCGATGTTGCCCGACACGTTCGGCACGAAGTCTAGGGTCGGGAGGGTAAACGTGTAGTCGTCGACCATCGTGGCGAAGTATGGGCCTGCGGCGCTGCCGTCCAAGCGGCGAACCACGACCTTATGCGCACCTGGCTGAGACCAATCGAGCGGTTGCGAAACTTCCAGGGTGATAGGATTCCCGGGTATGTAATCCGACGGCGAGAAGTCTACGACTTCCGCGCTCTGCCCGTATCCAGGTGTCGCAACGCCGAGCGCCACGTAATCGAAATACGCACTGTTCAACGCGTCAAGCTCAGTCTTGAAGCTGTACTGCCGCTGGCGATAGATATGACCGCGGCGGCGACGCATGCCAATGCGCCACGCTTTGTACCGAACGCCCACGCCGTCAACGCGGATCTTTTCTACGCGTTCGCCTGCGTCTCCAGGCAGTCTGCATTCTACGGTTTCATCTTGCCGGGTGATGTGATCGTAATACTCGACGTCCACGCCGTCGAAGTCGTCCGGCTGATCGGGCATCACGAAGTTATCGGCCAAAGGCTCGAGCATGATGTGAGGGTTGTAAACGTGGTCGAACGCAGGACCACGCGGCTCGTCGCGCACTGGCACCAGCAGACCCCGATCAATCGTCAGTTCGGAGAAGCCGGCCTGTAAAGCATCGATCAAGTTCGACTTGACAGTCTTCGAGTCGTTCACGATCCGGTCGTACGTATCGCCGCGCGGCGTCCAGCGAGTCGACTCAAGACGGTCCAGCTCGGCCAGGTCGATGTCGGTAACGTCGTTATACCCAACGTTGCGGATGATGTGCCCGATAGCTGCGGAGATCTCCCGGGTCGGCTGAGGAGCCTGCCACGCGCCGTTACGCAGTACCGGCAGGATGCGGGTGCATGACAGGTTGATCAGGCTTTCGCTTTGCGAGGAGATTCGATCGCCGCCGCGGATGTCGCAGGTCAAGACTGTCATGCCAGGGTAAGACGTAGGCGAAGAGTAGAACATCAGGCCCTTAAGCGCCTTCCACATCATCGTGTCGTTCTGCTCCTTGTCAGGGTCGCCGCTCCCTTGGTTGACGAAGATCTTCTTCATGCGCACTTCGGGACGCATTGGGTACGGCAGATCGATTCGGTACGTATAACCCTGGGCGTCGAGCGTATTGTCAGTGGCCTGGACCGTAGTAGCGATCCACGCGCCGCCCAGTGCCATGTCGCGGTACTCCCACGACTGGTACGCAGTCAACATTCCATAATTGCCCTTCGCGTCCAGGAACACGATCCCGCTCGGGTAGAAGATATCCACTTCGATAGCCACGATCTTCTGGCCGACAGGGCATGCGGGGAAAGGGCCGCGGTATCCGCTGACGAGGTTCGAACTGTCCAGTAGGAGCTGCGCCACGTTAGACGATAGCGTGTCCCACCCCGGCCAAGAGTTGTCGTCTGAGCCGTCGGCACGCAGCCGCTTTACCTGCATAGTCGAGGTGGAGATTGCCAGAATGCGGAACTGGAAGCCGCGGTAGGACATGGCCATAACGACCGGGCCGATGACCAAGCCCGTACCCGGGGCGCCCCCTTCGTAATCAAGCTGCAGCGTTGTAGGCGTCACCGCGAAGACAGTGTAGAAACCTTGGTTCTGCCCAGTGATCTGGATCTGATCACCGGCGATGAAGTTGAACTGGGCGATAGGTCCGGAGATCACATCGCGGCCGCCCGTGCCTGTCCCGTCTGCGACGGTGAAGTTGTACGGCGCTGCAGGGTTAACGATCAGCCCTACAGTCCAGTCTGCAGGGAACGTACCGGCACCGCCGGGAAGCGTTACGGTGTCCCCAGCGAAGTTCATGACGGAAGCTGTGACGTTAGAAGTCAGACCGCCAGTGCTTACCGTAAGCTCGAGACCGGAGGCCCCTGTGTTACTCGCCCCCACTTCTGGCGCTGTGTACCAAAAGTAATGCGCCGGGTTAGCGGATAGGTCCGCACCTGGAGGATAGATGAAGAACGACCCGTCTGCGCCGAGGTTCAATAACGGTGTTTCACCGGTCTTCACTTCGTTCGGGTTGATCAGGTAGGAGCCCTGCCCTACGGCCAGGCACATCTCAGTGCGGATCTCGCGAGGCGCGGCGAAATAGCTACGCGGCGGTACCAAGTAGTCTGGATAGCGCTGCGGGTTATAGCCGAACAGCTCAGGGCGCACGTCGTTGATTTTTACTTTATTGCCTTTACTACTCGACTGGTCGAGAGCTTTGCCTTGTTGGCTCGACTGCTGATTTAGCCCCGGCAGTTTAGGCATCAGCAGGCCGAGCACCGCCTTAGCGCCAGCGACCAAAGCGAAGGTAATCGAGAATGGGTCCGTACCTTTCGGTTCCCGGTAAATCTCTACGCGGTCTTCTGCGGTGATCAACGTGTTCAGCCACTGGCGAGGCAGGAGCCTTTCGTCGTTCACGTACAGGCTTATCGCTAGCTTATCCAGTGGCGTGCGTTTCGAGATGCCGTGCCGGTACAGCCACTCCGCGACCATTTGCGGCTTGCGGATCTTATAGGTTTCCTTCCCTTCGTCCGAAAGGCGGCTCGCATAAATCTCGATCATGGGCGATCTCGGTGAAAGGTCACAGTAGAGTGGTCGCGCAGCCACTTGTGCAGCGGCATGCAGCGGGGGCCGCGCGCCGGGTTGATCTCCAGAATGCGCAAGCCGTCTGCGGATTCAATGACCAGGGCTACGTGCGTACAGATGCGTCCGATCATTACCGCCGCGATAGCACCATGCTCGGGTTCGCAACGCTCCATGCAGGAAGACTCTTCCTCGTAGGCCCGGGTGAACTCTCGAGGATCGGTATTACGCAGACTGCCGTACTCCGGAAGAAGCCGGAGCCCAAGCTCAAAATGTCGCACAGTCCTGACTAACGACCAGCAGTCGTGTTTGTCGGGCCCGCGGGCGCCATCCTCATAGGAGCAACCGAGATACTTATTCACAAATTCCATCAGATGTACCTGAGCGCAGGAGCGTAGTTCACAGTGTACAACGCCCGTGGCCAAGCGACACCGATCATGTTGAAGTAGCCCGTCTCGAGCCGGGCTTCCTGCCCCTGCAGCGTACCGCCGAGCACCGTCAAGACGTAAGGCTTTTCAGCAGGCGCAGAGAGGTTCGTGTTCAGGTAGGTTCGGTAGACGGCAGTAACGCGAGCATTCGCCTCGATCGCCAAGTCGACCTTCTTGGACACTTCGCCGGTGGTGTTATCCACGGCGAAGGCCAAAGTCTGGTTCCCTTTGTTGTTCTTTGCGGCCAGGGCGATATCGATATTCGCGGCGATGAAGGTCACTGTACGGCCGTCCTCCGTTTCGGCCGTCACGTCATCGAACCCATTGCAGATGAAGACAGGCTCTGCCCATGCAGCGCACGTCAGTTCAAGCGTCCTGATAATCGCATCAAGACGCTCGTTAGCCCCGGCGTTTACTTCCGCTAGGATCTGACTCATCAGGCGGAAATCGGGTTAGCAGTTTTCCAGGTGCCTGGAGTTCCTGCGGTTATGCAAATGAAATCCGCAAACCCAGCAGCGGACGGCAATGTGTTCGTCCACCTGTCGCCGCGCTGGTGTGAGCCCGTGGCCGGAGCGTTCGAGCCGTACCCGAACTTGTTCCAATAGGTAGAGCCCGCAACAGTCTTGCGCATTACGTGGCCGACATCGCCGCAGATCCATTCCGACCCGACGCTAATCTTCGTCCACTGGTTGCCCACCTCGAAGGCCACGTCAGGCGAACGCCCGTGGTGCATCAGGTCGACACGAGTAATCGAAGTTGTCCCTTCGACATTGATCAAGTTCGGCAGATCGTTAACTGTGTTGCCTTTGAACGACACCACGTCACCCTGGATCGCGGCGAAGGCAGTAGTCGCAAGGGCGTACGTCTTGCCTCCGGTAAACACTGTGTTCTTCACTTCCATAAGATCGAAGCGGCCGACGACGTTCTCCAAGAAAATTGCGGCGTAGGAGTTCGCGTAAGCAGAGCTATTGGCGTTCTCGATCGTGTCGCCGTCGATCACCCAGTTGGCATCATTCGGGCAATTACCAAACGTGTACGCCGGGCCGAGTACGCCGGTGATCCGGTTGCCTAGTGCGCGGAAGTTCTTCACGTTGGCGATCCAAGCGGCCGGAGGGTATCCAACGCCATGGTCGACGCCATTGAACTCAAGTTGGTTACCGATCATGTCGACGCGATCAACCGTTGCGGCCAAGGTGGCCACGCCGAAGTCAACCATCGCAAATTTGCCGACGCCGGTCACCAGTTGGTTGTTCAGGATCTGGATATTGGCTAAGGTGAAGCCCGGGTTTGTGTACCCGCGCACGAGCATATGCCCTTGGACGCATTTGTTGTTGCTGATGGTGATCAGGCCGGCGTTGGACGCATAGCCGCCGATGTTTACCATGTTCAGGAAGTTGTAATACTCGTTCCCGTCGATAACCGACAGGTCACCGTGCGCTTCGAACATGGAGCAGATCGTCGCCGGCAATCCGTTGTTACGCCCGATGCAATTTTTACCCTTGATGCTGGTGAAGCCGTAGACGCTGGAATGGTCGGTGATCCCTGTGTTGCCTGCAATCGTTTCACCCACGTCGGTGAACGTGCAGCCGATGGTTTCGACCGGGCCGATCGAGAACGGAAAGGTGTTCAGTCCCCACTGGATCACATGGTAGCCGGGGCAGTTTTTGAAGTTCACGTCGTACACGCCGCAGCCTACGCCCTTGCTAACCGCGACGAGCGCATTGCTCTTCATCGTCAAGTTCAGGTTTCCAGCAGCGTTGCCGTCGACGTAGTTGCCGGGCAAGCCGCGCACGGTGAAGTAATCAGTCGCTGGATCAGCGTCTTCGGCGTAAGAAATGAATCGATACCCGAGCGCACCGGCCAGGGTGTTCTGTCCGTCAGCGATCTTGATCTGGCCCTGGATGATGAAGTTTACGTAGGGCATCGGCTTGCACATTACTTTGTTCGTGCCGGTCAGCAGACCGCCAAACTCGTATGGCCCGAGGCTACTGCGCGGAAGCAGAACGTCGACAGGCGTACCCGTAGCTACACCGATGGTCGAGGCGACAGCGAACGCTGCATTAAGGGCGTTGATGTTGGTTACGCCGTTAGCACCAGGCGCGCCTCCGGGTATAGCACCGTAAGCGCGAACGTTGACCACGCCTAGCGTCGCCTGGGCAGCGAGGAAGGCGCCGACAGTATCAGGGGGATAGGTCAGCGAGGGGTCAAAGCCTACGATACCGGCGCCGGCAGAGCTAGCCAGAGTGGAGCGCAATGAGGCATCGCCCACGTCGACCAATAGGAGCTGATCGGTTGCCCAGTTGCCCGTCAGGTTCACAGGGAAGCTCGCCGGCATCTTCACCTTGTACACGGAGCCAGCGCGGTCGATTAGCTGCGTAGGGCGCAGCACGGTAAGCGGCGTGCCGTCCACGTAGACCAGGTGGGTAGCCTCCCACCCGAAAGCCTCGATGAAGTCGGCGACCATCTTCTGCATGCCGGCCCACGTCTCACGACGCCTGTTGAAGCGGTCGTAGAACGATGGCAGCTCCGAGTTCATCGCGTCATCGAAGTTCGAGGCGTTGTTGAACAGCACCTTGACTTCGGTCGAGCCTAGCGGGAACTGCGTGGTTGGGTACGTGTTGGCCATTACTCTGCCTCGGCTTTAGACTGAAGATCCGCGATTTGCTCCAGCAGCTTTTGGATTTGCCCCGCATCGCTCTCTGATTTCTCGAGGAGCTTCTGGTGCTCTACGAGATTTTTGGCTGCAGAATTCCCGACCAACTGGGCTACGATACCGAAAGCCGCAGCGTCCTGCGTGTCCAGGGGTAGCACGTTATCCACTGCTGTATTCAAAACGACGCCGTCTTCCTTGACCTCCGTCAGAGTTTGGTATTGCGCTGCCCACGAGCCATCAGGGCGAACCCGGATGAGGATTTCATAGAGCGATGTTTCTTTCGTGAAGGTCGCCATTTAGCTCACCGTCGTAGTTGTGTTGAGGATCTGCCAAACAGAGCCGTTGGATCTGCAGCGCTTCGATCCACCGGTGGCGTCCGTTACGTCGATTTCGTACCCGCTAAAAGCGGCCGCCGACGGCAGTGTAGCAAGAGTGTACTGCCCCGGTCTCACCGGACCGGAGAAAGTCCCTTTTATAGACAAAACATCCGACCACTGTAGGAGCGTCGTACCAAGCGAGTTAACCGACGTAACTCGCGGCACTACCTGGTTGGCGATGAGCTGGCCACGGATATCGGTAGAAACGGTGCTTGTGCCGGAACGGGTAACGATGATCGCGTTTGACGTTACCGTTTCATCATCGGATACGATTTGAAGGTTCCAAGTGGTCGCACTCGTAACCGTCTGCGTACGCTTCTGATCGGCAGGAGCATCGCGCTTGTAATATTTGTAAATTGGTGTAGAGGCTTCCGGGTTTACCGATCTATCGTAGTTTTTAAACGCACTCGCACCGATCGTGCCGTCGATCTCTATATCTCCGCCTGAGTAACTCGACGAATACGTCGTAGGACCGAGCACACTGTTGCGAGTATTGTTTACCAGACCAAACGCGTACTGCTTCACATTCCTATTGGGGACATGTGCCATGGATAACATGCCGGTTTGTAGCTGAACACAGTTATCCGCAAAGATAGCGTAATCCAGAAACAGACCAAACGTGCCCTTCTCCACGAATACCGCAGAAGTGCCGACCGTATGTACGCCGATACTAGTTCTGCCGACTCCCGTCTGGATGCTAGGTTGTATCTCAAGGCCGCCCGTCTTAACCTTGCTCCCCGTGTTTAAGTAGATGCCTTTCCAGTCGTGATCAGCATTGACAACGCCCTTATTGTGGCGGCGGATAGTAAGAATATCCCACTCAACTGACGTAGGGCCTTCCGCGTAAACGCCCGTCCTCTGGACGTTTAGGTTGCTATTGGTGATTTTTACTTCGGATGGTCCGAGAGATCCGACTTGAATAATACCGTCAAACCCGTGGGCGAAGTCGCAATTGTCAATGTGCCAGAATGTGCCGCCTGTAAATTCAACGTGCGTCCTCGTTGACGCGATGGTGCAGCCGTTCACATAGATCGATGCGGTCACGCCGTCCATGCCAGTCTCCCCGAAGCGGAAACCAGTTGTGACCTGCTGCCCTGCATCAGCCAGGGAAATATTATAATTACCAAAAATATCGACAGCAGAGATTTTAGTGTTGAAGGATTGCATTTGATGAATCGCGCAATCCCAACTTTCCACGCGCTCGTGCCCCGCTGCAACCAAAGGTGGGAGCGCAGTATACCCGCCGATAGTTAGATCTTCCCACGCGAACCGACTCTTCAGAGTGTAGTACTGCTCTGGATCGTTGGCCGTTCGGATTGCTGTACCGCCGTTAACGCCTTTCTTCAGCAATGCAAAGCCGCTGGCGCGGTTAGAGGTAGCAAAAAGCGTTGGCTGGAAAAATAGCCCGTCCCCCGTGTTTGTGAAAACGAGCCTAGACTTCCCCCCGGGCATTCTTATGCTGCTTTGCAGAAGCATCAAGGGATCACTAAGGACATACTCTTTATCCGAACCGGTGATAATTGACCCGCTAAGTCCTACTTTCTGCCATGCAGCCCAGTCGATAGACTGAGAAAGTGACGTTGCGAAAGGGTAGTCAACCTGAGCGGCGGCGAGGGTTGCGTATTTCTCGTGAAGAGGATGAAGGTCACCGTCGCCAATCGCCCCGAAATCATCTACGTTTTTCGCGCCTAGTAGCGCATCCGCGACATTCCTCTCACCGAATCCAACGAGGGCGGCCCCTCCGGGGGAAGTAAGTAGAGAGTTGTCGGCTTCAATACCGGCCAGGGTTCTGCGCGTAACGCCAAGCCGGTCAACGAACGTCGGAAACGTGCTGTTCGTAAGCTCGTCGATGTGCTTGGCGTTATCGTCCAGGTCGCGAGGGTCGATCGAAGGGACCGGGTTGCCCGTATTGTAAAAACTCATGGCGTCGGCCACTCCTCATTGATAGCTTGATCGGTTTCGAGAATGTACACCTGCCAAGGGTTAAGAGGCCATTCGTCGTTCATAGCGTAATCGAATATTTCCGGGTTCAGTACGAAGGACGGCAACAGCTCCGCCCACCCTGGCGGCAACAGTGGACGGTTGCGCAGCTCGCAGGTGACACGGTAACGCCACAGGAATTTCCCAGTAAGCTCGCCGCCGACCGGCACTTCGGTGAACCGGACTTCGTGCTCGTTGAAGCCCATGGGCGTCAACAGCGTCATGGTGAACCAGCCTGCGCCGACGATCTGAGCGGCCCAAGCTTCGAACAACATGGCTTGCGGGCCGGACATGATCCAGCTCAAGGACACCATGGTCGGAGCGTTAGGGAACTCAATACGCTGCCGCGCACGGCCGCTGTCCATCGGGGTGCGCCGAATGTTATTCGTCGGCGTGAAGCCGTAGTTCTCCCGCAGTGGGCAGGGCAGCCCTTCCGGGTAGACAGGAATCGCCATCAGCGACCTGCCGTCGATAGGTTGTATTTGCGGCTCATCGCGTCAGCAGTACGACCATCGCCCAAGAGATCCGCTACGAATACGTCGATCATTTTCTCACCCTGATCACCGGTGCGCTCTTCGGATTGTCCGGCGCGCGATGCGTCTTCGATCAAGTTTACCGTAGTCGAACCCATATTGCTTGGCGAGCTTATGTTGTTCAAGGTCTTGTCAAGCTTGGCACTGGTCTGCGCCGTGGTCACACGTTCCCCTTTCTGGAGGAGCCATGTGCCGGTTTGCGGCACGGAATCGATACCGTCGTGCGCCATACCGGCTATTCCCGCGATACTGGCTGAGAGGCCGCCAGCGTAAGCCAGGGCCGATGCTGCGGCAGCCGGTGCGGCCAGGGGGCCGATGATCGGGATAGCTGCCGTGGACGTGAACGCGTTCAGGCCCGCGGCGATAGCTTGAGCCGCTGCGTACTGGATCAGCATCTTCAAAGCGGTCTGCGCGAAGCTGGCGGCCAGGTCTTGGAACGACAGTTTGCCGGTTGTCACGAAGCCGTACAGCGCATCGGTCAAACCGCTGAAGGCACCATCGAAAAGCGTTTGGGTCTGCGCCGCTACGTCAGTCGCTTCGGTCAGGTAGTTGTTCCACGACTCCGAGGCGCCGAGGAAGAAATTCGCGGAAGCTGCGTCGACTTGGTTGTAGTAGTCCTGCTGCATGACCAAGCGCGTAGCCAGGGCCTCTTCAAGAATCGCGTTCTGCTCGTCGAACAGCTCTTCGCTGATCTGCCCTTTGTTGAACTGCGCGTTCAGCTTGTCGACTTCGGACTGGTACTCTTTGCGAATCGCCAAGTCTTCTTTCAAGCGCTCGCGCAACTTGTCGCCGGAGCCAAGGCCGGCGAGCGAAGAATCAAGTCCTTCCTGTGACTGCTGCAGCTTCGACGCTTGGTTCTCTTGGAACGCGGCCAGTTTGGCGGCTTCGTCGGTTGCCTGTTTGCGTGCGGCGACTTCCTGCTCGAGTGCTACGTTGCGCTTGAGCTGTGCGCGCAACAGATCCTCAGAAGCCAAGATCGACTTCTGATCGGCGGTCTGAATGTCCTTCGACTTGATGTCGGCGATCTGCTGCTCGAAGGCGGCAAGCGCTTTGGCTTGCACGCCGAGCTTCTCGGTAGTATCCGACTGGACCTGAAGCGCGGCGGCCTGCTGGCGCAGAGTATCGAGCATCTTCTGGCCGGCGTCTTCGCGGAAAGCTTTTGCGGCCGGCGATGCTGCGGCTTTGTACTGTTCTTCCGCAGCCTTGCGAAGCTGGGCGATCTGAGCATCGCTGTACTGCACACCGCGGGCTGCCGCTGCGGCAACCTGCTTATCGATCTCGGCGAAGCGCTTGGCGAGTTTGTCGGTCTTCGGCGCCGTTTCGTCCAGGGCTTTATTCAGCTCGGCGACAGCGTTGATCCCTTTCTTGTCCTTGGCGACTTCGTTCGCGGTGACCTGCGCGCGCTTGCGGCTTTCCTCCTGCTGTACAAGCAGGTCGGTAATTTCCTTCTCGGTCTGCTCCCTCCGCAGATCATCGCTAGGCGCGAGGAAGCCGCCAGAGCCGCGGCTGTTGTTCACGGCGTCAGCGTTCGCGATCTCTTGGAGCCGGTCGTTCAGAACTTTGAGCTTCTGCTCAATCGTGCCTTCGCGGCCGATGTCTAGGAAAGCGTCCCACGCGTCTTTCGCAGCGTTCTTCACCGACAGCCAAGCGCTTTCGACAAAGCCGAGGTTGTCCTTGATGCTGTTCGCGCGAGTAGTAAGCGCTTCGGCATAAGCCGATTCGGCCAGGTTGGCGGCACCCTGCGCATCGCCTTGACGCTGCAAGGCTTCGATCTGCGCGTAGGTCGAAGTAGTCAGGTAGTTGAGGGAGTCGTTCAACTCCTTGGAATACTTGACCGGATCCTTCGCCAGCTTCTCGAAGTCCTTGACCGTTTCTTCGGCCGCTTTGCCGGTCGCCTCTTCCATCTTCAGCGCGGCAACGGCGATCGTGTCGAACGAGGACGCCGGGATCTTCCCGGAGGCTGCCAGTTGCGCCAAGACCCTGGCCGCGGCGCCTACCGTGCCGACGGATTGGCTTACGCTTTGAGCCTGTGAGGCGAGCGCATCGGCGTTCGTGCCGGCGGCGTTGCCGTTCAGGATCAGCGCTTTGGTGAATGCGGTTGTCTCGTCGCTGCCTTGCTTATAGGCCAGGGCGAGTACGGCAGCAGCGGCGGCAGCTACGGTGAACGGGTTAACGAGGCCGAGAACGTAGCCGCCGAGAGCACGGGCCGCCGGCCCAATGCCGCCGAACATATCCTTGAGCTGGCCGCCCTGTTGCAGGAATACAGTCAGCGGGTTTTGCCCAGCTTGGAGCGACACGGCGATGTCGGTGAACTGCGCAGGCACGCCGCGCAAGTTGGCGGCGAGTTGCTTAGCCGACAGGCCGTTTGCATCTAGTTGCTTGGCGTTCTTACCGATCGCGGTACCGGTCTGCTCTACGGCCTTGCGGGTCTCGTTGAGCTTGGCGAGGTACGCATTATAGTCGTCGACAGGAAGGCGCCCCGCATCGCGGTGCGCTTTGAGCTGCTGCTCCATTTTGTCGAGACGGGAGTACGCGGCGATGGTCGGGTCGATCTGTCCGACCAGTTTGTCCAGGGCGTTGCCTTGGCGCTGCGCTTCCTTGGTCGCAGAAGCCAAAGCGCGCTCGGCCTGATTCATACCGCGCTCAAAGCCCGCGGTATTTGCGACGAGATCCACCGTAAGTTGGCCCAAACTTTGCACGGCTATGGCGGCGGTCTCCTAGAGGCTTGCAGAACTTTTAAGAAATCTTCCGGCGTAGCATAACGCAGTTCGTCGTCGGATTCCCGGTTAGGAATGAAGTCTGCGACCTTTGCGTTTTTGTTGCCCATAAGCTGCGCGGCGGTACTGCATATCAATGCGGAGGACTGCTCGACGCGTTCAGCAATGTTCAAGCCCCCATGGCGCCGCATGTACTGAGCCCAGTGCCGCGCTTCGACCAAGGACAAGTTCTGTTGGGCTTCGGCGATCGTGCGACCGCCTATACCGTTCAGGACTAGTTCGAACCAGAGGTCTTCGGGGGCTTCGTCTTTGCCGATTGCGCTTCGTTAACCGCAGTGATCAGTGCGAGGAACAGCGTGTCGCACATCGCACCGCGGCCTTCGATCCCGGTATTGCCAAGGATGTCGGCTACGGTAAAGATCGGGCCGCCCTCTTCGTCACACACCATGGTCGCAATACGTGCGGCCAAGTGTTCCTGGTTGCCTTCAGCAGCTTTCCAGGTGTTGGTGATCGTGTGGTACGACGCCAGGCGCACGCAGATGTCTGCGGTCAGCTCTTCGCCTTCCGTGTTGTGCCATTTGATCTGGCGCTTCACGAAAGGCTCGCTTACGAAGGCGCCTTGAGCAACGAGGTCTTTAAGGTTCAAGGACATTGATTAGCTCGACGACTTAGGAATGAGGACCGGTTCGCCCGACACTTGAATGCCAACGGTCGAGGTGACCATGGTGTTCAGCGCGAAGGTGAATGGGTAGCTGTTCATGTAACCTTCAAAGGTCAGCCAGCTACGGGTAGGCGGCAGAACGAATTCGTCGTCGCCGTTGCTGTCAGTGCCGGTAGTTGGTGCTGCTGTACCATCGGAGAACCCGATCGCCCATTGGAGGGTCACGCCGGCGGTCTTCAGTTGGTGCAGACGGATGTGGTTCACGTCAGCCGGATCGAACTGCAGACCGAAGGTAGCAGCACCCGGAGTGGCCAAGCCAGCTTCGTAGGTGCGCGACAGGTCATTCAGACAGGTCGTTTCGATTTGGTCGATCGCGGTGTCGATACCGTCGATGGAGGTGATGCAACCCACGTCCAGCAGGGCGCCGGTATCCGGGTCGATGGTATACAGGTCTGTTCCCTGGCTCTTGATGGTCATGGGTGTTGCCTCATGGAGTAATGAACGTTCGACGGAAGCATATCACGCGCCGGGGGTTTCGCAAATCAGGTCCGTTCGACCAGCCAGTCGAGATCGAAGCTGGTCCGGTACAGCTTCGTTTCCTCGTCGCGCATATCGCCACGGTAACCGGTGATGTAGGACTGGAGTTCTACGGCGTAGCGGATCGCTTTCGCCACCGTGGTCGTGGATTGTGTGGTCAGACCGTACACGTCCACCTGCAGGCTTGCGCGGTCCGCATCGGGGCGGCAGTTCAACATGTTGAACGGGTCACCGCCGATCCACTGGTAGACGACGTAGGGTTTAGCTACGGTCTGCGGGGCTTCGCCGAACGGGTAGATCCGCGGGGACGTGCCGCCGAGCAACGCTTGGACGGCGGGATCGGCTTTGCACACTGTGTAGAAAGGTACGTCCATCAGTTGAGCCCCAATTTAACGAGCTGGAATTTTGCAGAGGAAAGGAATTCTTGAAACACGGCCTGCTGGTTCTGCCCCAGCGCGTTACGCATGAAAGGCTGCGCGCGATTGCGTGACGTGCCGAGTTCTACCCACCACCAGTAATACGTATTGCCGCCGCGCTGACCGCGTTTGGTCTTGCGCACCCCCACGGAAATCTTCGTGGATCCGGTTTCGTTGAAAAACTTGGTGTCTTCGACCAGTGCAATGTTTTTGGAAATGTCCGGAATGGTTGACGGATCATCGATCGCTGCCGCTCTGCGGATGGCGTCCTTTAGCACGATGTCCATGGCGTCTTTGGCGGCCGGCACGACGACTTGGCGCTGTAGCTCCTGCGGCAGCGTCTTGAAAACGCGTGACAGCTCTTCAGCGCCCTTCAGTTTGTACGTGATCCAGTCGGCCATGTCATCGCCCTCGGTTTGCCGGGAGTTTATCACAGGCAAGAAAAAGCCCTGAGTTTTTAGGTCAGGGCTTTTAATGCTTCAGGCAGATTTAAAGGTTATCAGGATAATCGTTTAAACGCAAAGGACGCGATGCCTTCACGGCCAAGTTCGGTTTCCGCCCAGTTCACTTCGACGCACTCGAAGCCGTGGATACCGCACCAACGGATAAAGCCCTGGAGACTGAAGTAGTGGATGTGCTCGCCGGGCTTCATGTGCTTTGACTCTACCCACTCACTGGCCGTCTCGCAGATCGGGATTGAGACGAACAGCCATTCCTTGACGCGCTCCAGAAGCTTTTCAGGTTCTGGGATGTGCTCGAGGCTATCCCAGCATGTAATCGCCCGAACCTCTTCAGAGCCGTATGGGTCTTTATACGCGTAGATGCTTTGCAGCCAGGAGATCGCGTCCGGGCAAACGTCATACCCGCAGCCCTGGGACTCCTCGACGAAGCGGCCGCCGCCGATACCAATGTCCACGACTTCAGCCGGGTTGATGTACTTCTTTACCAGTTCCACCCGCGCTTTGGTCAGCAGGCCGCCCATCTTGGTAGCGTCGAGCTTTTGGTAGTTAGCGAAATACTCGCCGCCGTACAGCATCGCTGGCCGAGTATGGAAACCCTGACCTTTCTCAGGGGACCATAAAAAGGTGTCGGTCAGCCCACTCGGTAAGCTTGGCGTCATAGTTGGAAATCCTCTTGTCGCAGTTGTGCTGCTTGAGTTTGCACCGGCAAAAGTTGTCCGGCACCGCAAAGGTAATTGTACTTCCGTCCGGGCAGATCTGCTTCGGCGAATTGAAACCGCCCTGGCCGCCGCAGATGATCCACGCGGGAACCTTGGCCGCTAGCGCAGCAGGCACCAGCCAGCCGATACCGCCGATCACGGCAGCAGCACCCTTGACGAGGGCCAGTAGTTGTTCGACTGGCAGTTCGCCTTTGTGATACCGCACGTCGGCGGGCGGCAAGCAGCCTACAGACCATTCTTTCACGTCGTCTATGTCCGCCACGCTAATAACTCTATACCCTCGCAACGCCGCTTCCTGTGCGGCAGCATAGATATATTCGGGGGTAGGGTTACGCGTATCGGCGCGCCACTCGCTACGTACCGTAGCCGGCCGCACGACAACGTAAGGGCCGGTCTCGGGCGAAGGTGGCAGCGGCGGTAGGTCGAACTCGCCAGGCATTACGCCGAAGCTGGCAATCATCCCGGGAATAATTCCCTCGGTGCCGTAGCGGATCTGTCGAGTCGGTTGACGCGTGGGCGGCATCGTCCAGGTTGCGTGGCGCGCGATGTTCTTCGCTTGGGTGCGCAGATTGGTCTGCGGGCGGAGGAAATGGACACCGGGAATGTCTTGGTAAATTTCCGGCCAGGGTGTGTCGATGTAAAGCGGTTTGGGCAGCGCTTTGATGAAGGCGCGCTGGTACAGGTTGTCGCCGAGGCCCCGCATTCCATGGATGATCATTAAGGCTTCCTCGGCGGCGCGACCTTTGGCATTGGAACTCGCCAAGGCCTAGAACTAAAAATTTCTGCTGCGGTTCTTTCGTCTGGTGCGCACGAAGCGCATAGATACCGGAAAGGCTCGAAAGCGATATCAGTAGCGATTTTCTGCCATCCCCGCTCCCTTCTAAATTGGTAATTGCAAGCACAACAATTTTTCCAGAAAATCAGTGGGTAGCATTCACTAATCAGCGGGGGGACTTTCTGCTTGCGTCGCATTATCAAGCTCCGGTTAAAAAGAACCCGCCTTTCGACGGGTTGAGGAGGGCAGCACAGGAGAAATATAAGGTGCAATCACAGCGGTTTGGCCTTCGCTTGCCGCCTCTCGCATTTAAGCCTGAGTCTACGACTCGTAATTGCACCAAGGAAATACACGGTCCACGATTCGAACGAGTGATCACCGTTTCCGGTAGCTTTAGACCGCTAAGCTTACCCGTGCATTTCCTTGGTGCAACTATTCCGCATGTGCGAGCTGGCGGTACATCGGAAACTTATACCGGTTAAGGCTGCCGACTTCCGCATCAGTGGCGTTGGTTGATCAGAATTCTAAGTGGGCGCATTTTTAACGAGTTGGCCCACAGTCTGCTCTAGTAGCGCGATCGTCTCTCCGATCTGTCACGTCATACGGGACGTTTGCGGCAGGCCCTATCTAATGCTGCAGCTTCAATTCCGCCTGCTAAAACGAACTTTAGTCGCGCACATCACAAGTGTCAACAACCTTTTGCAACTCTTTTTCGAGATGTCCGAGCCGGTAGCATTCCAAGGCCGTTTCACGCGAGCAGTTCACGACCTTATCGCGCTGCTGCAAACGGCAATGCTGCTGATTCCATTTCCTACACAACGCTTCGTCCGGGTTTTTTGTGTCGCTGTGGTCGCCGTGCCAGTGCGTACCTCCTTGCACCGTGCAGTCATACCCAAGAAGCAAGACGCGTTCCGCGCCTAGCTGGAAGGCCAGTTCGATTGCCCGTAATCCGCTGTTATATTCGCCGTAAGCGGTGTGCAGGTTCAAAGCGTACTTCGCCGACGCCTGGCGGGTACACGTCCATCGCTTAGGGCCATCTGGCACTTGGGAGACGTTCGCATCCCACCACGCGAGATCACCTGCGTAAAGGTGATCGCACCAGGCGGCTAGCTGCCAGGAATTGTTCACGGTGATTGTGGGGAGTCCTGACAGCCGGACGAGTTCGCAGTCGCGCGCGTTTAGGCTTGGGCCGGAGGCGATGCAGACGAAGGTTTTCACGAGTTTTCTACGAGTATCATGCGTTTTATAAATATCAGCTCATCGAGAACCCATGTTGTTCCCGCGGGTGCGTCTTCCGTAGGTTCTAAATTCGTGTAAACCACCATAGGCCAACTGCAATCTTGCGCATGACGGCCTACGGCTTGTACTTCGAACCGTATGCCCGATCGACTGGAGGCCCAAATTTGCTTAGCTATTACCGAACCATCCATGTCTAACCCTCGTTAACGCCACGGCTGCACGGAGCAGAAACGTAATCGCGCCCACTTTCCTGATCCGGCAGCCACGCGTGAACATTGTAGATATCGCCGTTATGCAAAATGCGTTGCTTGGCATTCAGGCCGGGGCGCTGGCGAATCACGATGCGCGCGATGATCTCAGACTGAATAGCCGCAGCGGCCAGGAATTCCCTGCCGCTGGCGGGAGCAATGCGCGCCGGAACGTTCTCGAACACGGTTACCCAAGCTTCTGTAAATCCTCCCGTCTCTTCGTCCCGGACTTCGGTCCAGTCTTGGATGTCCACCCGGTGGCGGTACTGGCCGGCGCGGCTCATGAACGTTCTTCCCACGTCAGGGAATAGAGCATCTGTGCGGCGTCGTTCACCGTCAGGCCTCCGGTCAAGGTGCTGAAGCGCCCGTAGTAGGTGCCGGCCGGTAAGCCTCGTTCGGTCCACTCGCCCCCGACGTTGGTAGCACTGTTATTCGCGGAGGATGATCGGAGCTGAATCAAGTCTACCGCGGTTCCTCCGGTGAATGCGCCGCCACTTTCCAATGTGATGACCGGCACGTAGAAAGGGGTCGGCCTTTCCGACATGCGGTTAACACCGATGATCGGCCGTTGCGTCCAGGTTCCCGACGGGGTTACCGCGCCGGTGAACACCTCAAGCTGCAGCGCTCCCTGGGTTAGTTCAAGGTGCTGGTTCCAGAGGATGAAGTCCTTGCTACTGGTGAACCGGAAGGACACCGCCGGTCCAGCTACCGGGATCACGGCGTTGATATAGGATCGGAACATGCGGCCGGCGAAAAACCCTGTTTGCCCGGCGTCAACGCGCAGTCGCGGACTGATCCCAGCGATACCGCCGCCGGTGATGAGCGCTTGTGGTAGGTTCACGTCGATCGGTTCGTCCAGGGCAACTTGGAGACGATCACCGCTGAGCATATCGGCCGGCGGCACCGCTATAACGCGCTCCGCATGGCTGCCGTCGCCCATGTCCGTTTCCTTACGGAGGGGTCCGCCGAATATCTTCCTGAAATAGTCTCCTACTGGCATGCCGGCATCCTCAAGGGGTAGAGCAGAGCGGTGACCGGTTTCGGCAGATAGCCCATGTCGTAGGCCCCGTCTGCGTTCTCGTCACGATCTTTATACAGAAAGCCGAGCTGCAGGAGCGTTGCCGCCTGGACTTCGTACTTGACGACCTTATCACCTGAGCTGTCGACGATATACACAGGATCGCCGGAGCTATCAAGGATCGGATCGTCGTTACTGTCGCGCTCAATTTCGTACGGGCTCGCCGACTTCAGGTAGTTCTTAACCGCGCCGGAAGCCGCGCCGATGTACGCCGTGATCAGCACGTCGTCCGAGTCGTGATCCATGTTCAAGTGCTGCTTGCCGCGTTCCAACGTCACGTACATCATTTGATCGACACTCCCTTGGTAGGGTCGACAGTGCTGGCGTTGTCGCGCAGGTCTTTACCATCACGGCCTTTCTTCACAGCGCAGCGCCAATCTGTCTCGCCACTGCCCGGGACGCCTTTAGGAGCATCGCACTTGGCAATCCAGAAGCTGCCGCCGTAAGACACGCCGTCGCCTTTCTCGTAGGCGCCGTCCGACTTGAAAATATCGCGATCAATGACAGCGGCGATCTTCACCGACTTCTCGATCACGGTTTCACCGGCCTGCATCTTCACGGTTACCGTGCGGCCATCGTCGCCGATCACCATGTCGAAGTTCTCTAGCGACAAAGCGTCTTGGCCGTCCTTCGGTTTCGGCATACGGTCGGCGGCCTTCTCGAAGGTGTCTCGCGCCTGGCGTTCCCACGATAGTGTCAAGTCGGAGAAACGACGCTCGAACGTACCCGCGATCTCCTCGACCGATGGCACTGGCAAAGGTGTGGCGGGCTGGATTGTTTTCACCAGTTCACCGACGTGCGATTTGAGCACATCCATGTCGGCGTCCTTTCCCTTCTCCGGCGCCGGCAACGCGGCTACGGCTTTAGAGACCAGTTCGTCGACCAGGGGTCGTACGTCTTCAACGGTGATCGACTTGCCGTCTTCGGCCTTCGGTACAAGCGCGGCAGCGGACTTCGCCAATGCTTCGACGTCAACTAGCGAAGCGGCATCCTCGGCGGTAAAAATGTGGATCTCCGACAGCTGCTTTTCCAGCTGGTCGATTCGCTCGAGCAGGGGCGCCGTCGATTCTTTTACCAAGGCGCCCATGGCCTTGCCGAACTCTACCGGGTCGATCATCGGGTAACCTCAATTCGTGCGGCCTGAACTGCTTTAAGCAGAAACAATTCTGCTAGGGCCTTTTGTGTTTGGTCATCGACCACTGGATCGGCTACGGGCGCTTCAATAGCTGGCGCGGCATTTGGCGTTGGCAGAACGTTATCCTTGATGACGCTGAGAGGGAAGTCCTGCTGTTGTTTATAGACCGTATCGCCACCGTCAAGAGGTGGCAGGTTGAAGTCCAGTCGACCCTCGTTGATCGTCTCGATGCTACCGTCGATAAGCGTTTTATGGTAGTCAGCCTTCTTGCCGGCGTCCATGCGCATGAGAACCGTTTCGTCCATGTCGACTTTATACGGCATGGCGTTCAACCCTTCGGTCAGCAGCGTTTCCATAGCCTGGATAGGCGATTGGAGCGCATCGTCGTAGTAGAGCTGGTTGATCGCGTCCACGCCGAGGCCGGACGGGATTGTGCCCAAGCCGATCTTGAACGGTGGGATGCCGAACGGCTGGCAGATCTGCTCATCGGAGTAGCGGAGCTGCTCGACCATTTGGGCGTCTACGGACTTGCTACCTAGGGCAACAAACGCCAGGCCATCGCCGACAACCGCGACCTTGCCGGAATTCTCGCCGGTGAAATTGGTGTTCCAGTGGTCGGACAAACGCTTAGCTGTCTCGTCACTGATCGCGCCGGGGGCTGACAAGATGCCGGACGGCTGCGCGTTGTTGCCGAAGAACTCCGCGGAGGACTTCAAGATCCGCATGTTCTTCAGGGTCGGCAGGTACGCCGCGGCAATCGGTGGCAGTCCGATCAACGGATGGAAGGGGCAGATGCAGCGATCGTGGATGATCTCAGAAGCCGGCACGACCAGTTCGTTAAAGCCGTCGGGAAGCAAATTCAGGTTGTCGGTGTAGAGCTGATAGAACACTTCGCCGCTGTCCGACACGAGAGGCATAACACGGCACGGGTCGAGGATGTACATACCGACGACGACGCCGCGGTTGTCGCGCTCCTTGAGCACGTACACGTTGCCTTGGGTAAGCCTGGACAACGCCCAATATTCGCGGAACTGCTGGCCGGTCTGGTAATGGTTCGGCTTGCGCAGCACGGGGGAAAACGCCGGGCTGTCAATCTCGGACCAGATGCCTTTCGCGTTCCGGGATTTTAGGCTAAAAGGCAACTTGCCGATATCAGATGCGATCCGATTGATACAGGCGTACAACGCCGGATAGTTCAGCAAGGTATCCAAGCGTTGTTCTTTATTACGTTGCCAGGCGCCTGTGAATGGCTCGCGAACAAGCGGCCACCAGCCGCGCGAAACGGGAACATTAGACAGCGTTTTCTCGACCGTGACAGCCGAGGTCTTCCGCGAGATGTCAAAGCCGAACAAGCGCATTATGCGAGATCCTGGGCGTCAATAGCGGCTTCCACATCCGACTTGCGGATACGTCCGTCTTTGCCGGTACCAACGACTTTCGACAGGTCGACATTGTTTTCGGCAGCGAACTCGGCGATCGCGTCAGATACCAGCGGTTCCGCTACAACTGCAGCGGGCGCCCCGGCGGTAAGCGTACGAGTTTCGTAAGTGCCGTGGCCCAACTTGCGAAGGGTTTCCGCATAACGCAGAGCCATAGGAACTCGCTTCCCGCCTTTGCTGTAAATGAATTCGACTTTGGCCATGCGGAAAATCCTCAAATTTAGCGGGAGTGTATCACAAGCCTAGCGCAGCGGAATAAGCCGGTACGGCATACCCGGCAAGAGTTGCGTAGCCTGCAGCGTTTGGATGAGTGCCGTCGTCGGTGGAGAAAGCCCAAGTGGTCGGGTCGATCCAAACCAGTTTAGCGTCCGCTTTGCCGTCCATGACACTTTTCAGAGTTATGTTAGCCGCATCGACCAGTGGTTGCGCGGCTACGTTCGGCAAGATGCCGCGGCACAATACTTTGCCATAGCCCTTGGCGATCAGCTTGTCGATGCACGACGCATATTCAGCCTGCTCCGCTGGATCAATGCCTCCGGCCGCGCTGTTGCCCCCGATCGCCAGGATCGCCACGTCCGTAGAAGCAACGGTGCGCGCTGGTAGAACGGTATCGAGGAGTGTGTTAAGCCCGCCGATCGTTAAGCCGCTTACGCCGCTGGTGCTACCGACAAAGCCCATGGCGGCCGCTACTCGCATCGTTTCAGTGTCGCGCGATGTGGCATTAGGCCCGGAACCGAAGGTGATTGAGTCGCCGTATTGCTCCATCCGGCGGCGGGTACCTACGTCTAGCAAGGTCGAGTCGCCGGCCACCGCGAAGTGCCCGTTGTTGTTCCGACCGTTGCCGTCGTCCCACACGTAGTAAGTGGCTGTGGAACCGTCACACGGAACCAGCATCGCCCGAATCGGGTTATCGGTCTCGTCTGCTACCGTGTAGAAGCTCGGGGCTGCACCATTCTTGCTTACCGCGATTTTGCGCGAGCCGTTGACCGTTACGGCCAGTTTCGTGAACGCGCCGCGAATCTTGATTGAGCCGATGTTGGAGCCGTAGTTCTGGCCCTTCTGGGCTTGCATGGGCGGGGTGTACGTCGCGGCGTTGGCTACCTGCGCGCCGGAATAGAAACCTGTTGTGCTGTTCGCACCGTTCTGAACTTTGTTCGAAAGCGTTGCCAGGGTTGGTGGTTGTCCGGTCACTTCGAGCACGTTGCCGGAGGAAGCAACGTAAGGCGCGTCGGCCATTTGCGGGTCATAGCGGACCTCGACGAACCGTGTAGCGTGCGGCAGACCGGTGAATAGCGTGTAAACCGATCCGGTATTGGGCGCCAGCGTGAAAACCCCACCGTTAATAGCAACCTGCATAGATCCTGGCTGATCGCCAAAGTCTGACGGCGAAGTCAGTTTCGCTTCAGTGCCTGAAATAAAGCCGGACCACAGACTTACCGCGCCGCGCATGTAGATGCGGGCTGCGTTTTTTGTGGTGCTGACGGAGCCAGTGAGGCCGGGGGAGAATTGCGCAGCGGTGAAGTTTACAGTCGTAGGATCCGGTAGCGGTGGCGTCGGGGTTTCACCGTCGTCGCCCATAAAACCCATTTTCTGGATGAACTCGATCATGGAAGTACCCCTAAAGAAAAGGCCCCGAAGGGCCTTTCCGATTCACTTACGGCGAGGTGTTACGCACCCCAGCTAACACCGGTGAGGTAAGCCACAGCCGATGGACGACGACGCGCCCAGTTGATGGTGCGTTCGGCGCGGAAGCCGACCAGGTTACGCTGCCACAGCGAAACCATTACGGTCGACGCGGTGGTAGGGTTATCCGGTGCGTTATCCATCTGCAGGGAAGCCTCGGTCGACATCGAAATGTCGATACCACCTTCGTCCGCTTCGTAGATGTCGCTGGCGTTAACCAGGGCCACGATACCGCCCGACGAATCAGATGGCAGGTATTCCGACACGATCACCGGCAGGCCGAAGAAAGTGCCGCCCATCATGCCGATACCCGGGAACTCGGTTTGGCCGAGAGGGTTCTGCATCAGGCTCAGTGCCAGAGCGGTTACCGAGGACATGATCCACACGCCGGAGGTCGGGGCGTTGTTCGCAGCGATGAACGCGGTGAACAGTGCCTTGATGTCGGCGCGTACTGCATCAGCATCGTCACCGCTGGAAGGGATGCCAGCGACGCCGTTCAGGATCGAAGCAGGCGAAATGCCGGCGACAGCAGCCTTAGCGGGGTTGATGAAGTCGATATCGAGACGCTCACGCAGCGCGTCGGCCAGGGTGTCGCGAATGATCGCGTCGGCAGACGGGTTGGAGTCGCGGATCAGCTCCATGGTCGCCACGGCGATGTTCGCTACTTTCAACGGCTCGATGGTGGTACGGCTGAAGTCGATCTTGGTCAGCGGCTTGGCCTGGCCTTCACCTACCCAGTAACCGTCGCCGCCGGAGGTTTGTCCGATCAGTGCAGTACGGAACGGAACGCGGCGCAGGGATGGCACACCGTTGTTGCCGAAGCGACCGAGGATGGTCTGCGGGCGCAGGAAGGTAACGAAGTCAGCGAAAACGCTGGACTCTTCGCCTACCAGTGGTTTTGCCCAGGTGGCGTCGGTAGTGGTACCGGCGGCAACCGCGGACTTGGTCACGAGACGTTCGGTAGCAGCGATAACGCCTTCCTGGCCGTCGTACAACGCCTTGGCGATGTCCATCGCATTGCGATGCTCCAGGTGGCCGAGAGCCAAGCACTTCGCCGCACGGGCGAATGCGATGCCGGGTTCCAGCTTTTGGGTGTTCTTGGCGCGAACTTGCGGCATACCGGAGGTGTCCAGGGTTTTGATCACGGTTTCGCCGACTGGCTTGGCCGACTGCGCTTGCGACTTCTGCATCGCTTTCAGGCGGGACAGATGTTTGTCGATCGCGCCTACTTCACCTTCCAGGGTGTCAAAAGCTTCCGACTGCTCGGCGTCCAGGGTCGAGCCATCTTCGCTGGCTTTGTCCATGATGGCGGACATTTCGGCGGACTTGGAAACGCGAGTTGCTTCGAACTCCGCGATTTGCTCAGAAACGGTTTTCATGTCTAGGCCCTCCTCGGGCTTCGGGATAACGAGAGGTTTTTTCGTAACGGGTGCCGAAGCGCCGGCGGATTTCAAACGTACGACAGGGATCGCCTTTTTGCCTTGCGCGGCTGGCAGACCAATGTCGAAACTTTTGACTGTAGAAATTTTGCAATCGGAGTTGCACGGGATCGTAACCAGCGAGAGTTCGTAAACTTCCGTTGATTTGTACCGCAGACCGTATGTTCCAGCAATTGGCTCGAAGTCGAGAGCCCGGAAGCCGATCGACACCGCACGCACGATCTGAGCTTTAACCGACTGCCAGGCTTCGTCGACGCGATCCTTCAGGATGCCAGGCTCGTCCACTTTGGCAATCGTCGCGGTGAAGGTAACGCCTTTTGCCGTCGGCTTGTCGAAGACCACGGTACCGATAGGCTTGTCGTGCTCGTGTTGCCACAACAGCGGCATCGGATTCTGAAACTTAACCCCGAGCGGCTCAATGACATCACTGGCGCGGTCAACTTGAGGCGTCGTAGCGATACCCGTAAGTACCCGGGCTTCGTCGTCGACCGCTTTGATCTCAAGAAAACTGTAGGCTCTGTTCATATACAGCTCCGGTAAATTACGCGCACCTTATCATCCTAGAGTAAACATTTGAAACTTTTTATGCGCGGCGGCCGGGTTTAGTGCCATCAGGCTTACTGCGTTAAACAGCGCCATCACTGGGTCGATCTTAGCCGAGCCTGAAGCCTGTTTGGTGATCAGGATTGAGTTTGCCCGGGGCTCTACGCGGCAGTTGGAGACGCACCAGACCATCAAGCCCTGTTTAGCGTGGCTCATCTGGCCGCCTGCGAGGCGGCGTTCTGTGGTCTTGATCGCGCCGCCGAGCTTCCAGCCTTGGCTAATGCCGACGATCTTGTTTTCAGGGATCTCACGGTTTACCAGTTCGTCGAAGATGGCCCCGATGCCAACTGGGTCAACGCCGATTTGATCAAGCAGCCCCCATTCATAAACCTGTTCTACAAGATCGCATAGCTCAGTCACGTCGTCGCCGATGCGCTTCACCATTACCAAATCGCCTTGCTGCGCGAAGTCTTCCATCTTCGACTTCTCGGCCAGGTTGCGCTGCAGTGCTGACGGGTGTGCCCAAGCACGGGACCACGAGACCCACTTATCGCTGCCGGTCACCCGTCCTACCAGGGAGAGCCCGAGCAAGTCGTCCAGGCCGCCGCCGTCGATCCCTACGTCGATCACCTCGCACATGTCACGCAAGGCTTCGAAGGTTACTTGCTCGTCGGTTGTATCAAGCCAGTGATCAGCGCCGGCCCATCGGTCGGTACGCAGCGCCAGCCCAACTTCGATGTTCAAGTATTTGGACAGTACGATCAACATTTCCGTCGGTCCAACTTCGGCCGCTCGCCGGAGTTCCCGCGCGATGAACTCAACACTGGCTGACTTACCAAGATTTGGGTTCGTCATGTGGAAGTTAGCCGGGTCGAGGTAAAGCTTGTTCTCGATGTAGTGCTGCGGGAACTCGTAGAGGATCGGTAGGAAGTTCGGGTCGACGATCTCGCCATCCCGGACCTTACGGGCGTACATCAGCTTGGAGGCGAAGACTCCCGCCGGCGGTTCATCTGATTGTGTGGTCAGGTAAAGCACGAACCCTTCCGGCCGCGAGGCGAGTCCGCCGGTAGCTTCCACAAGCATCTTGGCGGCGTTCGGGTTTTTGCCGAATAGGTGGATCTCATCGACCAGGATTACCGCGGCCTTCTTGCCGCCGACGGTGTTGGTATCCGCCGCCACGACTTTCAACGTGGCGCCGGTCCCCAAGTGCTTGATGGTTCGTATGTGGTCTTGGACCTGCATCATGCTGTCAAGCGTTGGGTCGGCCTTCACCATGTCACGCGCCGGAGCGTAGGCGTTGTCGGCCACTTCCTTCGTCGGCGCCAGGATGATGAACTCGGCCGACTGCCGCCAGTTCATCTTCAGGACCGTAAGCATGATACTCGCGGCTTCTGTCGACTTGGCGTTCTTCTTGCTGATCAGCACGAAGGCTTCGCGGATCAGCTGAATACCGGTCTCCGGGTCGTAGGCGCCGAAAATCGCGTTCGATACATCCTCCGCCCATGATGCACCGATATCCCCGATCGTCTGTTGCCCGTCGCCCACGTCTACGATCTTCAGCTTATGGCGGAATTCCCGGGCTTCGTTAGCGGATTCGGGGAACAGCGGTTCGAAGGGTATGAGGCTGCGCCCTTCGATGATCCGGTTCTCCCAATCCAGGCAGGCGGTCGTGTACGCCGGCGCACCCATTAGTTAACCGCCTTCAGTGAGGGTGGTTTGCGCGTCGCGTAGACATCGCCGCCGCCGGCCGTTTGCTTCGCGCCGTCCGCCTTGGTTTCTTTCTTGCCCTTTTCCCCGATCTTGGCGTGCTGGAAAGGGAGCAAAGTCTTTGCCGCTTCCATCCGGCGGCCGAGAGGGATGCGCGGATTAGCGACCACGGCTTCCAGGAACTCAAGCGAATCCTCCGTTTTCGGCAGGTCGTCGATCGGCTCCTCTTCCGCTTCAGGATCTTGCGCCTTGCTGGCTGGGATCGTGATAGGTGCGCCTGGGGTGGAGAACCCGATAGCGGCCAGTGCGTCTACCACGGATTTCTTTTTGCGTAGCCGTGCACCAGCCGCTTGGGCGCTTTTTTCACTAAGCCCGGCGGCGATGGCCGCTTCGGTCTGGTTCAGGCCGCGGACAATGGCGGCAACGAATTTTTCGTCGGTCGGGTTCAGCACGATGTTATGCCTCGATGTTTCTGATGTTCGGCAGCATAACACCCCTCACAAAGGGCTGTAGGGGAATTAAATCTCTAAAAGGG